AGAGATTTGTTCTTTGATAAAGAAATTATGGTAGAACGTAAAGGATCACTGGAGGAACTAAGCGGCAATCTTTCACAGCAGCGGGCAAGGTTTGAGGAAGAGATGGCTACATATCCGGGCAAGAAGTATTTGTTAGTTGAGAACGCAAATTATCAAGATATTATCACGGGGAACTATGATACAAAGTTTTCAGCAAAAGCATATCTTGCAAGCCTTCATACATTTAACCATCGTTATGATCTTCAGATGATGTTCATGCCTGATCCACAGTATTCAGGATACTTTCTGTACGGAGTGTTCACATATTTTCTCAGAAAAATTTTGCGGTAACTGCTTGACAATAACAAGAAATGCAACTATACTAATAATAGATGGGGGGGTTCCTTGGATACTCCATCTACCAAAAAGCATATAACAACAAATACAACAACGAAAGGAGATTGCATGAACAGTTCAATAATTGTTGACCTTGTACGAAAACTCAATGAGTGTCGTGATGCTTATTATAATCGTTCTGATCCGCTTATCCCTGACTCAGAATATGATTTCTTATTTGATAAGTTAAAGCGGCTTGAGAATGAGACAGGGATTATCCTAAGTAATTCACCTACACAGACTGTTGGATATGAAGTCAAGAGCAAGTTGACAAAGGTACAACACGACATTCCTTTACTCTCGCTTGACAAAACTAAAGACGAAAATGAACTAAAGAAATTCGCAAAAGAAAATCCATGTCTGTTAATGTTCAAGTATGATGGCCTAACAGTAGAGTTGATTTATGATGGCGGTGAGTTAATTCAGGCTTCAACCCGTGGTGATGGGTATGTTGGAGAAGATATTACTCATAATGCGAAAACATTCAAAAACATTCCTTTAAATATTCCATATAGGGGATTTCTTAGGGTTGTTGGTGAAGCTATCATTCATGAAAGCGATTTTAAGGCAATCAACGACAATCTTCCTGCTGGTGAAAAACCATATGCAAATGCCCGTAATTTGGCAGCAGGATCGGTTAGGCAGCTTGATAGCGGTATTTGTGCAGAGCGTAATATTGCTTGGATGCTTTGGGATGTACTCGAAGGACTGGATGATGTAATTCCCATTAGCGACTCCAGAGAAGCAAAAATGAATTATTGTGTAAATATAGGATTTGAAGCACCTGATTTTCTTCCTTTTACATTAGAAGTTCATCAAAATAATCTTTCAGAGATGATTGAGTCATTAAAGGCCAGCGCAAAAAATAAAGGTATTCCCATTGATGGCCTTGTTATGAAATATGACAGTATCTCTTATTCAAAACAGAAAGGCGGTACTTCTCATCATAACAATGATGGTATTGCCTTTAAATTTGAAGATGAAACCGCAGATACAGTGTTGAGGGATATTGAATGGTCGCTTGGTAGAACGGGGCAGCTTACTCCTGTGGCAATTTTCGATCCTGTTGATCTGGATGGGACAGTAGTAACAAGAGCCAGCGTACATAATTTGAGTTACATCAAGGACTTTGATCTGCGTATTGGCGATAACATTAGGGTTTATAAAGCCAATATGATTATTCCTCAGATATTGAAAAATCTCTCTGCTGAGAACAGGACAGACAATATTTGTGTGGAATATCCTCATGTTTGTCTTGTGTGTGGATATGGCCTTGTTGTTGAGAAGGTAAACAATACAGAAACATTGTATTGTAAGAATCCTCATTGTGCTGGAAAGAAATTAGGTGCATTTGAACACTTTGTAAGTAAACCAGCTATGAATATTGATGGACTGTCTGAAGCAACGCTGGAGCGTTTTATCTCAAATGGATGGCTGAATGATTTTTCAGACTTGTACCGTCTTGATCAGCATAAAAATGAGATTGTCCGAATGGATGGCTTCGGTACACGTTCCTATGAAAAATTGTGGGATGCTATTCAAGCATCAAGAAATGTTTCATTTGATAAGTTCCTTGTTTCTTTGGGTATTCCTAATGTTGGTAAGACAGCATCTAAGGCCATTGCAAAGTATTGTGAATATGATATTGCAAGGTTTGAAGATTTAGTAGGAAATGATTTCGATTGGACTGTTCTTGATGATTTTGGAGAAGTAATGTCTAATAGTATCAAAGAATGGTTCGAGGACTCTTTGAATGTTGCTCTGTTTGCAAAACTTCTTGATTACATTACGATTTCAAAGCCTGAGATTACAGTTGTCAAAAGCAATCCATTCAAAGACAAAATTGTTGTTGCAACTGGTACACTACATAACTTTACCAGAGATGGTATTACTAAAAAGTTAGAGGAACTTGGAGCAAAGGTTGCTGGTTCGGTTTCTAAGAAAACAGATTACCTCATTGCTGGCGAAAAAGCAGGATCAAAAATGGCAAAAGCGCAACAACTCGGCGTAATGGTTTTGACTGAACAAAAATTCATGGAGATGATTAGTTGAAAATTTTACATCGGCTCTTAGGATATTGCCCTATATGTGGACGTTGGTTTCAATTCAGCACCAAGCAGCGTACCCCAAACACTGTTAAAGACGAATATATTGTATGCTGCAAGTCTTGCTATGAAAAAATCGAAGCATATAGAGATGAATTACTTAGGGATTTACATAAAGATCAGAGGATTAAATCAAGAATGATGAAATAAAAGGCGAGGACGTGCGCTAAAACACACGTCCTCATCAAGTAAATTATTTCTTTTTCTCCGTATCAGCAACGGGTGTTGATTCAGGCTCGTCAAGGGAAATCCCTAATTTCTGAGCAATTTCCTCATTGCTCATTCCAGCCTCTTTTGCTTTTGAAATAAGGGCTTTCAGGCCAGCAGCTTTTGATGCACGTGGCTTTGGATTGAGAATGGTATTTTTCTTTGCCTCTAATTTTTGAATAGCGTCCTTATGTCCAGCAATCTTTTTGTCAATCTCGGCAATACGTTCTTCTGCTGGGCGGCGAACTAACTTGCGCTGTTTGTTTTCGGCTTCTGCCATTATAGATCACTCCTTATCTCAAAATATGGCATTTGAATTATAACACACTTCTTTTAATTTGTAAATATGAAAGGTGAAAAATTTAATGGGAGAATACACTTATACCAATGAGGACTTGATTAAAATGCAATCACGTCCTTTTAATACAAAGCTGCAAGTAACAACTGCAAAGTTCCTTGAGTTTTGTCAAAAGACTGAATATAATGTTTCCCTCTCATTTTCGGGGGGGCAGATAGTTCAGTTTTGTTAGATATGTTTGCAAAGTTTTGGTCATTGCATCGTGAACAGCATGGTAATAAACCCTTGCTTGTTATTTATGCAAATACAAGCAACGAATTTGCGTCTATGCCAAAACACGTTAAATTCTTTTGCGAATATATTGAAAACAAATATGATATAAAAATTGATTTGCACATTGTACGAAGCAAGATTACTTTCTTTGATGTTGTAAAAACTGAAGGGTATCCAGTGGCAAGCAAGAAAGTTGCTCGAATGATCCGTGACGTAAAGGAATTTCTTGATGAAAGAGGTTTGAAATATGAGGACGATATTGAACCGTATCTTGATCAGGGAATTGAAACAGCAAACTATTTGCGCTCTATTAACTGTCCTGCGACTATCGTATTAAGACTTTCTGGATACACCAGAGATAACAACATCTCAAAAACATGGTCAATTCCAAAGAAATGGAGATTTTTAATCAATGCGCCATTTCCAATTAGTGAACATTGTTGTGATATTCTTAAAAAGCAGCCGATTAAACTTGTTCAAAAGGAAGTAAAAGCTAATCCTATTTATGGGACTTTAGCCGAAGATAGTCAAATGCGGCGAAATGCTTACTTAAAAACAGGCTGCAATGCTTTTAAAGATGGTCATGGTAAGTCAACTCCTATGGGATTTTGGACTCGACAGGATATATTAAGATACCTACATGATTTTAATATTCCCATTGCACCTCCATATGGCGAGATAGTTCAACTTGAAAATGGTAAATTTGAGTTTACCAAAGAACATAATACAGGATGTAAATTATGCTTGTTTGGTTGTCATTTAGAGAAAGAGCCAAATCGTATTCAGCGTTTAGCTGATATTGAGCCAAACACTTATAAGTTCGTGATGAAAAGTCGTGAGGAAGGTGGTCTTGGTTATCGTGAAGTAATGGATTATTTAGGAATACCTTATGAAAACAAAGGAGATACATGAAAAGAGTTTTAACAGTTACAATCGCTTTTTAGCTTTAATATTTGGCATTGTGGTGGGTCTGATAACGACTCAAGAAAACAAGGTCGAAGAAGTGCAACCGATTCAATCAAGTGAGAAATGTCAATTAGTTCATATTGATTCAACTATTCCTGTAATAGAACCTTTCTATACCACAATAGCAAATCATATTACAGAGAACGAACGTGAAACGCTTGCACGACTTGTATATCTGGAGGCCAGAGGACAATCTTATCTTGGTCAAAAGGCGGTTGTAGAAGTTGTATTGAATAGAGTATTGAGTGATGAATTCCCTAACACGATTGACGATGTAATATATCAAAAGAATCAGTTTTCTCCTGCAAAATACATTGAAACAACTACTCCAACTCAAATTCAATATGACGTAGTTGATGAAGTTTTATCTGAGATTTATCCAGTTTTGAATACAAATGTGCTGTTCTTTTCAACGAAACAATATAATGATTTGCTCTATAAAAAGATTGGTGATCATTATTTTTGTTATTCTACAAAATCTTATGAAAAACAGAAAGGAAACTAACAACAATGAAGCGCAATAATTATCCCAAGCGTAAAAACTCCGAGCAGATGGATGAGCCAAAGAAAGTCGTTAAGATCAGTTGCATGGAGTGCGGGAGTTCTCATGGAACTATGCGAAAGATTAACGATCATGGCAAGAGAGGGTATCTTTGTGAGTATTGTTTTGCCGACTATCAGGCTGACAATGAATCCTAATAACAATAAATACAACAATATAGGAGGCTGATTTATGAAAGTTGTTTCCCCGGCATTTGATATTCTTACACCTATTGATGGTATTGAAATTTTGAAAACCATTGAGACAGTAGGCCGCACTTGCTATAAGAGTGAAGATAAAATCACTGATGATTCTTGTGTTAATTTTGTACAGGGCATTATCAATCGTGGACATGAGGCTGTAATTGAACACTACAACATTACTGTTCGGCTGACAAATGATCGAGGCGTTTCCCATGAGGAAGTACGTCACCGTATTGCCAGTTATGCTCAAGAGTCTACACGGTATTGTAATTATGCCAAGGATAAATTCGGTAATGAGATTACATATATCGACATTCGGGGCGGCATGGAACTCGATCCAAAGGTTAGCAAGTTGGATGTTGTCATTCAGTCTCAAATCTATGATGAGTGGGTAGAGGCTTGTTTAGATGCAGAGAAGCATTACAACAAAATGATTTCGCTTGGTGCTACACCTCAGATTGCTCGAAGCGTTCTCAACAACTCTACCAAGACCGAAATTTGCATCACTATGAATATCAGGGAGTGGAGGCATTTCTTTGACTTACGTTGTTCTCCCGCAGCACATCCGCAGATGAGAGAGATTGCCATTATGCTCCTGAAGGCGTTTAAGACGATGATTCCTGTTGTCTTTGATGATCTGTACAAAAAGTATGTGACAGATGCCAAGACGGAGTAACAGATATATTGAGTGTGGGGATTACTACAAAATTGAATTGTATTATCCCCGCACCAATAGGGTATGTGATTACGCTCTTATTTCCAAAAGTGATAAAGAGATAGCAGAAAAAATTTTTTGGAGAAAGACAGAATATGGCTATGCCAGAGGCAAAAATCCATCAACAGGCAAAGATGTTTTATTACATAAACACATTACTCAAACAACAAAAGAAACAGTAATTGATCACATCAATAGAAACAAACTTGATTGTCGCCGTTCAAACATGAGGATTGCTGATAGTCAAATCAATTCTTTGAACAGAAATCCTCCAAGAAACTCTTTGACTGGATATAAAGGTGTTTCGTTTGATGTGAGAAGTGGTAAATACAAGGCGTACATTAAAATTGATAGAAAGCAATTTAATCTTGGACTATTTGACACTCCAGAAAGAGCATATCAAGAACGAATGGATTTTGAAAGCAAATTAATGTATTGCCTAAGTAAAAATTGTAAGGGGGCATGAAATGAAAGTAATTTTGATTTCCGGGAAGGCTCGACATGGCAAGGATACTCTTGCAGGAATGTTTAAAGATTATCTTGAAGATGAGGGTTATCGTGTGCTGATTGCACATTATGGCGATTTGGTTAAGTACGTCTGTGAGAAATTCTTTGATTGGGATGGCAATAAAGACGAGGCTGGCAGAACTCTTTTACAGTATGTAGGTACAGATATTGTTCGTAAACAGAATGAAGATTTTTGGGCGAACTTTATCAAAGACATTCTGACGATGTTTAGCCATGAATGGGACTATGTTCTTATTCCTGATACAAGGTTTGTTAATGAGGTAGAGTGTTTCAATGGGGACTTTGATTCAAGTCTTGTACGTATCTACCGTCCAAACTACGACTCTGGCCTGACACCGCAGCAGTTATCACATCCTTCCGAAACTGCTCTTGATGATTATAAGTATGATTGTTACGTAGTTAATGATGGCGGTCTGCAAGACCTAAGAAATAAAGTCCCGGAAATTTTAAAGACTATCGGAGGTCTAAATGCGGGATAAGAGAATCATTCTGTGTGATGCAGATGATACTATTGAGAATCTGTGTCAGATATGGGTAACATATCTCAATAGAATGTATGGAACGACTGTACATAGTAGTGAGATTGTTGATTGGAATGTAAGTCTATTTTTTCCATCACTGACAAAAGAACAGGTTTATGATCCGATTTTCAATAAGAATTTTTGGAAAGAAATCAATCCTATTGATGGCTGTTATAAGGTTCTTGAAGAAATTAACAAGCGAGATGAATTGTATATCATCACAGCAACCAACTATCAAACTTGTGATACAAAGATTGAAAGAATACTTGAAATGTATCCGTTTCTCAAATGGTCGCAATTCATTATTACAGAAAGAAAGCAATTAGTGTATGGTGACTGGTTGATTGATGATGGGGTACACAACTTTGATGGCGGTGTTTATAAAGGAATTTTAATGAGTCAACCTCATAACAAAAACTTTAATGCTGAAGAAAATGGTCTTATTCGAGTTCATGGATGGGATGAAATCAGCAAAATTCTACTTTAACAAATTGGGAGGAACATTATGAATTATATGGAAATGACAGGAGATTTGTTTGCTGTCCCACAGGGTTATTACCTTGCTCATTGTATCTCTGGTGACTTCTCTCTTGGTGCCGGAATTGCAAAACAGTTCGATGAAGTTTATAATATGCGCTTTAAGTTGTTTAGGGACTATCCTTTTGAAGCAAATGAAAAGTATGGATATGTAGGCAAGGCTCTCTTAGTGGACAATGTATTTAATCTTGTTACTAAGCCAAGACATTATCATCGTCCTGATTATGATACATTGCTTGATACCATCATTGATATGAGGGATCAATGTGAAAATCTAAATATTACTAAGTTGGCAATGCCTAAGATCGGTTCTGGCCTTGACAGGCTGGATTGGGAGAAAGTCAAAGAAATCATTCAGGATGTGTTTGATGACTCTGATATTGAAATCTTGATTTGTAGTCTGTAAAGAGGAATTGCCATGACAGAGTATAAACCCCGATATTTAGTCATGGTTACTGCGTCTGCAAACAATAATAAGTATTATCGTCAAATTCCTAATGGTGATACATGGATTGCTGAATACGGTAGAGTAGGCAGCAATCCGCAGCGCAGAACTTATCCTATGAGTCAATGGGAGTCAAAGTACAAAGAGAAAATTAAAAAAGGATACGTTGATCAGACCGATTTAGCAGAAGATTTAATGCAAGTAGAAAAGTCAAAGCAAAATAACAAGTATAAGGAAATTGAGAATAGGTCTATTGCTGAGATTGTAGAACGTCTACAAAACATGGCACGAAAAGCCATTAGTGATAACTATACTATCTCATCGAATAAAGTTACACAAGCAATGGTCGATGAAGCACAAAACATTCTAACAAGTTTGCTTGATGTGAAAGATGTTAGTAAGTTTAACGATATTCTATTAAAGTTGTTTACCACAATTCCACGTAAAATGAGTAATGTAAAATCGTTTCTCGCAATATCTGAAAATGATTTTGCAAGTATCATTGATAAAGAACAGAACTTGCTTGATGTTATGAGTGGTCAGGTTGTTCAACATCAAGTTATTGATGAAACTCCTGAAGAAGTCAAAAAGCAAGATTGTACCATTCTTGAACAACTTGGTCTTGAATTTGATGAATGTGACAACAAGGATATTGCAATTATTAAAACTGCTTTAGGTTCTTGTTCTGATAAATTTTATCGTGCATGGAAAGTCAAAAATCTTAGAACACAGAAACGATATGATCAGTTCATTAAAGACAACAATATCAAGAATACTAAATTACTCTTTCATGGGAGTCGCAATGAGAATTGGTGGTCAATTATTAATAGCGGCTTAGTCTTAAAACCTACCAATGCTGTTATTACTGGCAAGATGTTTGGCTATGGAATTTACTACGCTCCTAAAGCAAGAAAGTCTTTAGGTTATACGAGCCTTTCAGGTAGCTATTGGGCGAAAGGAAATTCCAATTCAGGCTTTATGGCTCTTATGGATGTAGCATATGGCAAGCCTTATGATGTACATTCATTTGATAGTAAATATTATAATTTCAATTACGATGAACTGCAACGTGTTTGTAAAGGAGCAAATTGTTTACACGCACACGAAGGAAGTATGCTTCGTAACGATGAAATTATAGTATATAAAGAAGATCAGTGTACTATTCGGTATCTGATTGAACTGAAAAATTAGAATGAAGAGGTGGTTCAATGACTGTAATAAAGCGTGATGGCAGAGAAGTTGAGTTTGACAAAACAAAAATTAGTGATGCAATTTGCAAAGCGATTGTAGAGGTTGATGGCTCTTTGGCAGATGATACAAAGCAACTTGCATATGATATTGCTGATCGTATTGAGTCAAAAAATAAAGGTATTAATTTGACAGTTGAGCAGATTCAAGATATGGTTGAAATTCAACTTATGCTTAGTTATCGCAAAGACATTGCAAAGGCATATATCTTGTATCGAAATGAAAGAACTAAAATCCGTGATAGGAATAGCAATCTTGTCAAGAAAATCATGGTACGTGCTGATTCCAAAGTCAATTTTCACTCAAATGCGAATGTCGATGAATCCTCATTCTCTGGACGTGAAAAAGAGGCTTCAGCCGATATTGGCAAAATGATCGCACTGGACTTTGATGGCCTGTCTCAAGATGTTGCCAATGCTCATAAGGAGATGTTGGTATATCAGCACGATCTTGAAAAGGCAATCTATGGTATTCATAACTGTCTTAATCTGAACTTCCAAGAGATTTTTACCTATGGTTTTAGGACACGCAATGGCGATGTAAGACCGCCTTCCTCTTTTAGCACAGCTTGTCAGTTGTATGCTGTAGCGTTCCAGTGTCAAAGTCAAGTACAGTTTGGCGGTGTTGGTAGTATTCATACCGACCTTGATCTTGCACCATTCGTAAAACTTAGTTTTTATAAACATTTTGCAGATGGCATTGTGTACTTGGATCATTATAGTAGAGAAGATGCAGACTGGATTTTAGATCAGTGGAAGAACAGTAAGCGGTCTATTGATGATCCGTATTTTAAGAAGTCGTTTAATGAGACTGTTTATCAGTATGCTATAGATATGTTGGAGCGTGAGGGTAAACAGGCCGCACAGGGGCTTTACCACAATCTGAATACACTTGAATCCAGACAGGGTTCACAGGTTCCCTTTACAAGTATCAATCTTGGACGTGATACCAGTTTTGAGGGACGGTTGGTAACTAAGTGGATCATGGAGGCCAGCATTGACGGCATTGGACAGCATCACCTTACAAGTATCTTCCCCATTAGCATTTTCCAGTATAAGCAAGGCACTAATGCTAATGTTGGTGATCCAAACTATGATCTCAAGCAGCTTGCTCTTAAATCTATGAGTAAGCGTATTTATCCTAACTGGTGTAACTGCGACTGGTCACAGGCTCATGAGGATGAGAATAATCCTGATACATACTTTGCTACGATGGGTTGTCGCACATTGATTGGGTATGATCGGCATGGTCTTGGTTATATTCGTCAAGGACGTGGTAATAACGTTCCTAACACAATTATTCTTCCTAAGTTGGGTATTGAGTTTGGTATTTGTCTTGGCAAGCGTGATAAGCCTGATTTGGATGGGTTCTGGAAGGCTTTTGAGGAAACCTTAAAGCTGACAGAACGTGGGCTTTTGGAGCGTTTTGAAATCATGATACGGCAATCTCCTAAGTCTGCGCCATTTATGTATCAGAACAATACAATTCAGGATGCAAGGAATTGTGAAAAGGACGTGTTTAATGCGCTGAAACACAATACACTGGCGATTGGATATATTGGTATTGCTGAAATGTGTCAAGCACTTTTTGGTAAGAATCATGTTCATGATGCAGACGTTCATGCTTTTGCCCTGTCTGTTGTTAAGCGTATTAATGAGTATGCTGCTGAAGCATCAGAGCGCAATAATCTAAACTTCTCTTGCTATGCTACTCCTGCCGAGGGTCTTTGCCGCACAGCATTGATGGGACTCCGTGATCAGTATGGCATTATTGAAAATGTCACATCACATGAATACCTGACAAATTCTCATCATGTTCCTGTTTGGGAAAAGGTGTCTATCCAGCAGAAGTTGGAGTGTGAGGCTCCGTTCTGTAAGTATCCTACTGGCGGCTGTATTACTTATGTTGAATTGGATAGTACATTTGTAAAGAATACAAAAGCTGTTGAGGATATTATTGATTATGCGTTTAAGGTTCTTGATATTCCGTATCTGGCCTTTAACTTTCCTATTGATAGTTGTTTGAATTGTGGCTATCAGGGCGAGTTCAATGATAGGTGTCCTCAGTGTGGCAGCGAAAACATTCAGCAGCTTCGCCGTGTGACAGGGTATCTTACGACAGACTATCGTAATTTCAATGATGGCAAACAACGTGAAGTGCTTGAACGTGAGCAGCACAGCAAATATACTCCACAAATTAATCATGACGGATCAGATGAATCTTAATTTAAGATACGCTGGTATTGAATATGACGATGTAGCAAATGGTATTGGCTTGGGGGCAGTATTTTTTACTCAAGGCTGTCCCCACCAATGTCCAGAGTGCCAAAATCCCCAAACGTGGAGTAAGGATGGTGGCATGAAATTCACTGATTCAGTATTAGATCAACTAATTCAATACTACTATGATGTTCCATATGCCAGCAGATTAACACTTTCAGGTGGTGATCCATTAGCAAATCCTGAATTAACTTTTAATGTAATTCTCAAATTCAAATCTGTTTTTCCATATAAAAAGATTTGGTTATATACGGGTTACAATTTTGAAGATTTTGCTTTTAATGTTCCTACAACGGACAACGAACGTTTAATTCAAAAAATTGTTCGGCTATGCAATGTAATTGTCGATGGCGAATTTAAAATTGACAAAAGAGATATTACATTGCAATTTATAGGTTCAAGCAATCAAAGAATTATTGATGTGCAAAAATCTTTAAAAGCCAATCAAACAGTTTTATGGAATGACATGAATGGAGGCAATACTTGAAATATATTCTTGAAGTCCAATTTGAAACAGATGACCTTGATCCAGAAGAAAGTGAACTGGTTGAGGATATTCGTCATGATGTAGAAGATGTAATTGCAAATTATTCTATAACAGACAATCCAAAAGTAAAAATTAGGGAGGGTAACTAATGCTTGTTGTAAATCTTTTTGGTGCGCCCGGAGCAGGAAAGTCTACTGGTGCAGCGTATATCTTCTCGCAACTCAAGATGGCTGGTATTAATGCAGAACTGGTTACGGAATTTGCCAAGGATAAAGTTTGGGAAGAGAGCAAGGCCGTGTTCCAGAATCAAGCCTATATCTTTGGTAAACAGTATTTCCGTATCAGTCGCCTTCAGGATAAGGTTGATGTTGTAGTGACTGACTCCCCCATCATTCTGTCACCTTTCTATGCTAACGATCCTGTGCTTGGTGATGAGTTTGATACCCTTTGTACTAAGGTGTTTAACTCTTATGACTCAATGAATGTGTTTGTCAACCGTGTTAAACCTTACAATCCCGTTGGACGCTTCCAGACAGAAAGCGAGAGCGACCAGTTGGCGGCTGATCTGTTTGCGTTCCTGAATAAGCATGGTATCGTTTGCCGTCACTATGATGGTAGTCTTGATGGGTATAAAGTTCTCATTGCAGATATTATGGAGAGGCTTAAATGTCCCGGTAGAAGCTATGGCATATAACAATAAATACAACTGCGGAGGATTGAATGGAGTATATTGATTGCAAGTCTATTGCTCAGAAATGGAAAGATGAAATTAAAGCACATGGTATAAAAGCTAAATTTTATGTACTTCAAGTTGGTGATAATCCTGCATCAACCGCCTATATAAAAGGCAAGATTAAGGATGCTCAAGAGGTTGGGTTTGAATGTGTACATGTTCATATTCCAGCTACAACACGTGAACAGGTCTATCATGAAGTCAGTATGAAACTTGAAGAACTGAAATACAGCATGGAAGCAGACGGTGTTATTCTCCAGTTGCCTTTACCCTTTAGCCTGACGATGGATGATTTTAAAGATCATATGAATCCTGATAAAGATGTAGACGGGTTCTTAACTGATTCTCCTTTCGCCCCTTGTACACCTGACGGTATCATGCAAATGCTACAGTATGTTTATGCCACTCCTTTACGGATCGCAAGCAACTTGAGGAACTTGCTAAGAAAGCAGACATTTTTGTAAGCGCAGTTGGTAAACCAGATTTTATAAGCAGCAGTCTTTTCAAAGAAGGAGCAGTAGTTATTGATGTAGGCATTAACCGTACTGAAGATAAATTGTGCGGAGATATATCTATTGACAAAACCAACACAAAAAATATCTTGATAACTCCTGTTCCGGGCGGTGTTGGCCTTTTAACAAGAGCAATGCTCATGCAGCACATTCTTAGAGCATATGAAAAATATCACATTTGGAGGGCTATATGAATAAGTTTGAACGTGTATCTGAAACAGAATATAACAAGGTATTAACAAGTGATTGTACTGCCAAAAACGGTGTAATTTGTGTTGCACCTTATGAGAATATTAAACTTCCACATAGAGCCACAGTGCGGAGTGCTGGGTATGATTTCTTTTCTCCTATCTCTTTTAAATTAAAGCCGGGACAGACTATTAAGGTTCCTACATTTGTCAAGGCTCAATTAAGCCACGGCAGAGTTCTCATGCTTTATCCCCGTAGCAGCTATGGGTTTAAATATCGGATGCAACTTGACAATACTGTTGGTGTCGTTGACGGTGACTATTATAACAATGAAAGTAATGAGGGGCATATTTTCATTAAGATCACAAATGATAGCAAGACAGGCAAGACACTTGAGGTTAATGTTGGAGATGCTTTTGCACAAGGCATTATCATGGGATATGATGTTACAGACAACGATGACGCTACCGCTATCCGAACTGGTGGAATAGGTTCAACATCGGTATGAATAATTTTCAATACATAACAGAAACCTATAAATCAAACTGTTTCATTGAGGCCGCTAAAGCAAAACTCTTTGGCGGCTCCAATGTAAAAATATATTTCTGCAAGCCAAGATTTCATAATGGCAAATTTCAAATGTGTCATTTTATGTGGACTGATGGAGTGCATGATTATGATTTTTCGGATCACGAAGAAGATGAATTGCCGTGGTATAGGTGTTTTCTATTCGATGGTCAGATTAGACAGTTTGAGAAAGGTTTTGCTGAACGATATACAAAATATAGGAACAGAAAGAAGGTAAGACATGACGCTTGAAGATGCAATCCAGCATTGCTATGAATCCATTGATCGCATGAAAGGTGATGGAACTTGCTTAGAGTGTATTGCTGAACATGAACAACTTGTTAAATGGCTCGAAGAATTAAATGAGCATCATATGATTCAAGTTGGCAAAGAAATATGTTGTCTGAGAAAGACCAACGATAGCTTTGAATTAGTGACAGCAGCCATTACCTCTGTACGTATTGGAAAGAATGGTATAACGGCGACTACAAATAAGTTTAAAGGTACACTGGACGTAAATGAAATTATTTCAAATACAAAAATCTTATATAAAACTCCACGTATGATCCTTGTTCAAGAATTTTTCTTTGATGCTTATGGTCTGAAGGAAAAAGCACAGAGATGGATTGAAAATCGTGGTTGGGAATATCAGGAGGCATAATGAAAACAAATCATAAATTTTGTATATGGCTCATTAGTATTGTCGTTGCTATAAGCATTTGCTGGCAATTACTTGAAGTGTTAATTTATGGTGAAATTCAACCAAGAATTGTTGATGATATTATTGGCTTACTTTGGATTGGTGCAATATGTTTTGCTTATAAATTCAAAGAAATTGAATTGAAACGAATGTGGAAGAAATGTAAAGAAGTCCATATAAATAATCCTTGGTGGTTAAGAAAACCTGTTCCTCCTGAAACTTATACTGAAGGATATATAAGTGATCGTATTTGGTTGCAATCTGAACGTGAACTTGGGAATAAAGGTGGATTTACCAAAACGTGATTGATGATAGGAATAAATTGTAAAGAGGTGATTGATTTATAGATGAAGCAGTAGCATTATCACGTCAAATCCCATTTTGGGAGAAATACACTTTGTCGATTGATGAAGCAGCAGCTTATTTCAGAATTGGCAGAGACAAATTATACAAAATCGTTTCTGAAAATAAAGACGCAGATTTCATTTTGTGGAATGGAACGAGAGCGCAAATTAAACGTAAGAAATTTGAAAACTACATTGATAAGTTAAATATCTTGTAATTTGCCTTGAATCAAGACTCTCGATGTGGTATAATTGAAGTAACCACATCAGGGTCTTTTTTCGGATAAGAAAGGAGTGTACAATGTCCGAAAAAAGAACTGAAACAAAACGGCGTGATTCAAAAGGCAGAGTTTTAAGGAACGGTGAAACTCAACGATCTGATGGAATGTATATGTATCGCTTTAACGATGCAGGAGGTGTTAGACGTACAATTTATAGTTGGCGGCTTGTAGAAACTGATAAATTACCGCCACACAAACGGGCTTGTGAACCCTTGCGAGAGATTGAAAAACAACTTACACGTGATACGGATGATGGGATTCAAAGTTTTGTAGCAAACAAGAAAACGCTTAATGACTTCTATGAAAAGTACATGAGCATGAAGAAAGAATTGAAACCCTCTACACGATTTACCTATGCAAACACTTATGACAACTGGATCAGAGATGAACTTGGTTTTCGTCCAATCGGTTCAATCAAGTACAGTGATATTAAGCAATTCTATCTTTCTTTGTATTTTGATAAGGAAATGAAACCTAACACGATCCATGCTGTCAATACCATTTTACACCCTATTTTTACTCTGGCAGTACGTGATGGGTATATCAGGTCTAATCCAGCTTATCAAGTTTATGCGGAACTCAAAAAGCAGAATGGATGGGGACAGGATAAACGCCACGCATTGACAGAACAGCAGCAAGAAGTATTTGTCGATTTCCTTCGTAATTCATCCGTGTATCACAAATGGCTTGGGCTGATCACATTTTTACTTGGAACTGGTTGTCGTATAGGTGAGGCTATTGGCTTACGGTGGGAGGACTGTGACTTTCAAGAGAACATCATTTCTATTAATCACAGTGTTTCTTATACTGAAGTCGAAAAAGGTAAAGGACGCAGGTTCTATATATCTACTCCAAAAACCGATGCTGGCACAAGAGACATTCCTATGTTCAAGGAAGTGAAACGTGCCTTGCTGAATGAACGTCTTAGACAAATGCAGACAGGATTCAGTCAGCAGGAAATTGACGGTTACTCTGGCTTTGTTTTTGTCGGCAACAGGGGAACTATCCATCATCCTACCAGTATCAATCAAACTCTCAAGCGGATTATCAATGCCTATAACACTATGGAAGTTGACCGGGCGAAAAAAGAAAGGCGAGAGCCTATTTTGCTCCCGCACTTTTCAGTCCACAATTTACGTCATACATTCTGCACACGCATTTGCGAAAACGAAACTAACCTGAAGATCATTCAAGAAATCATGGGTCATGCCAATATTTCTACTACGATGGATGTATACAACGAAGCCACTATGGAGCAGAAGAAAAAGTGTTTTGCCAACCTTGAAGGCAAGATTAAGATTGGTTGAATTTACACCAAAACCTACACCATTTCAACCTAATTTCTCAGGACGATGTAGGACATGGTAGGAGAATAAAATGTTTCTTCAACCAAAATCACAAAAATGCCTACAAAATAGGGCTGTTTAGAAACTTATCGGCAGTTATAGAACGGCAAAGAATATCTTCTTAAATCTGGAAGATATGCAAACGATTTTCCAAAACGGGCTTGAAGTATTACAATAATCGTAGAAAACAGCACAAAACAAGGCAATTTAGGACAATGACAGTTCAAATGCCAGATATGACATTTTGAATCTTACACCAGTTTTACACCAAATGAAAAAAGACTCGATGTGGTTTTCAAATTTCTTACTATCCGTAAAAAAATAGGGGTACAGGCTATAAACCTGTACCCCTAAATTTATTTAAATCAAGAAATCTTCGTCTTTTTCATGTTGCTCATAAACACGCTTAATATTTGCGATTGCCATTACTGCCCGGTTATTTTTATAACCCGGATGACTTTCACAAAAATCTTCATATTCATCAATATCATGTAACACATCTACAAAATATTCATGTGTATAACAATCGTCACCTTTCATAAGATCAGCATTAAAACGCAAAATACGCTGCCTATGTAAATTTGCATCACGCTCATCGTCTACACGGATATGCTCATCCAACCGTTTACGTGTCTCATGTTGCCCTTTTTCTAAAGTATCCAACTTCTTTAAAACATCCCCATTAAAGATACGTCCGATCCAACGACCAAAAGCAGACCACGGATTTACCTTAATTGGTGTTACCTCAATCAACGTCATAGCAATAGCCACAATAGCAAGAAGTGTGCCAGTATTTTCAGACAACAACTCCTTGATTTCCATAAGGCTCATTCTACACACCTCCTGTCATTATGTTTGTATCCATTGTTATTTCACTTTAGTTTCAGAAACTTTTGGAGTATTAATTACCTTGCTCATATCGCAAAGACTATCAATCAAGGCTCCAACTTCATCCATGTTTACATCATAATTGATTGTATCAGCAGAAGATTTGACCATTGCCAAAACCCATTCCTTTTTGTCTGCACCTTTTTCAAGTTTGGATTCTGCCGTCTGCATCAAGTCAATTACCATAGCCACTAACTTATTCCAATTCTTTTCCTTTGTGGCCTTTTGAACATATTCAATCAACTTAATAACCAGAGGAATGACCGCTGCAAGACCAGCCAAAATCGAAACAATGTATTGCATATATTCCATACGTTACCTCCTTAAATTCCCGGACTATCATCCGATCCAGTTTGAATAAATCCATTCGCTTTTGCTGCGGCATATTTAATTCCTTCACCATCTGCGCTTGAATTTTCAATCGTACTTTTCCGTACAATTTGACTCAATACAATACTGGCGGCTGTGCCAATAGGAGTAAATACAATAGTCCAACAAGCCAGTGCGCCAGCATAATTATATTGAATACTTTTTAAAGCAAGATAAAAGCCGCCAGCCAAGCCAGCAGCAAGAAAAATCATAATGTAAAGAGCAAGACGATTAGTAAACCCAAGATGTATGAGATGGTAAAAAAGACCTTTTCGCCTTTTCAAATGCTTTCCACCCATACAATCACCTCATTTTTATGCCTTACCCATCATCTGAGCAAACCGATAAAGAACAGTAACAAACTGTTCACGTGTCAAAATATCAGCCCACATATAATTAGGTTCACCATTAATCTGTGTACCATTACCAGCAATCAAGCCAGTGCTTGTCGCCCATTCACGTGCAGCTTTGCTATATGCGCTACTGTCATTATCCTGAAGTTCTTTTCGCATCTGATTCCAAAACTCTTTAAACTTTGCCAAATCCATATCATCATCCTCCTGCATAATATTATCAGAAATTTTTTCTACCCATTGAAGCGAAACCCAGCCAGCACCAGTAAAACCCCAACCATTCTTTTCTTGAGTAATAGTCAAAATTGCTCCATTGGGATATGCCATCAAAATTGTTCCATTAGGTTCATCACGGCAATTTAGTCCATCATCTGCAATCACTTTAGATTGATAATTAACCGTTTTACCCTGATCTAAAATTGCACTACCACCACCATTAAGAATTGTTTGAACTTCTTTACGTAAAGCGTCCATACTCTTTCCATGTTTAGGCCACCATTGACCAACATCACTATGGTTAGAGCCATATCCGGCTTTATAAGACTCGGCATGGTCGCTAATACCAGAAACAGGATAGCCAAATTTCTTTACCATATAAACATTCCAAGCAACAACCATTTTCCACATACGATCAAAAAACTGCTGGTTTTTTGCAACATCATAACCAATCATCGTACCACCAGCATATGTATGACCCGCTGGTTCACAAATTTCCCATTGGACTTTTGAATTATTCCAAGAACCTTTACTTCCAGCACCACAGCCCCAAGGACGGCTATTATATTTTAGGGTCAAAAGAATTCGTCCCTCTCCTTTATGAAAATCTCCTAAAATAGCATTTACACCCCAACCACAAGATTCTTTATTCATTAACTTATAGAACACATCTACATTTGGTTGAGCGCAACCAACAGAATGATTAACAGAACCCTTTGGGTTAATTGTACGACCACAAGTATAAGCACCATTTTCTGTTGCATATCGTACTTCTAAGTGACTTTCTACATAATTAATACATTCTTGTACTGTCATCATAATTAGTTCACCTCAATATACTCTCTGCCCCAATAAGGCTCACCTTCATCCGGCGTTTTCAATACAGCATACCAAGCCTTTCCACCGTCTTTACGAAAACGTGGATCAACAGTTTTTGCACAAAAACCAAACCCGCTTTCATCTTCTTGAGCATCTACACGGCACAATGCTTTATTGCACTCATAATTTTTCGCAGGATCACATTCATAGAATACAACCTTCTCACCAGTCGCACTATCAACAAGATAATTTCCATTTGACACAATATTGTTTAAATTAATCATAATTTCACTCCTTTAAAGCATCTGTGCAAAACGATACATTACAGTGACAAACTGTTCTCTTGTAAGAATATCGCCCCACATATAGTTAGGTTCACCATTAACAATGGTTCCATTACCAGCAATAAGACCTTTCTCAACGGCCCATTTTCTTGCTTCTAAACTATAATCATTACTATCATTATCTTGAAGTTCTTTTCGCATCTCATAAAAAAGAGCAGTAAAATCAGCTAATGTAAATTCTTCTTTTTCTTTTTGAGATTTTGCAAATTTGTCATAATAACCCTGTCCGTAATTGGCACGTTTATTCTGAGTTGCTTTTTCATTCATGCTTGCTGGTTTTTCAAATTGCAACAAGATTAAATTACTTGCTTCAACTACAGATTCACAATTTTTCAAAATATTTAATAAGCCATATTGTTTTAATTCGATCATCAAATATTCAAGTTGAGTTTCCAGATCACCAATAGACTTATGCTTAGATTTTGTATACTTTAAAAAGCCCTCCTTACGTGACCAATAAGTAAGTTGCCATAAGCCATATCCAGCCGAATCATGAACAAAATTTGTATAAGAACCATTGTCAACAGCAGCCGTATATTCTAAATCCGTCATATGCAATGTTTTTTCATAAGAGTTTTGTAAATTTGTAGGAATTAACCCACTCTCTGCATATAAATTACCCATCAGACCAGCAGCACCAGCATCGGTAAATCCCGCAGCTTTCAAGAAGTTATAAATTTTTTCCTCTACCGTTTTACCAACTAACGCCATAGTCCACCTCCTTACAGATCAGACAAACTACTTTGTTTCTGTCCAATAACCTCACCATCTTTAAAATACTTTCCAAATTCCTCATCTGCATCAATATCTTTATAAACATTGACCATATCCGCAGAATCCCAACCAATAAGAGATTGAATAACAGAATCAGGAATATTGGCTCTTGCTAATTCTGAAGTCATAAAATGCCGTAGAGAATGAAGATACACGTCTGTACCCATAATCTTGGAATAAGTTCTGGCGAAACTATTCATGCGAGAAATAGTAATCGGCTGTGTCCTATCATGAACATCAGTAAAAAGCCATTCGCTTTCAATCCCACGTTTTTGACGATCAGCAAGCCAGAGATCAAGATATGGCTTAAATGGTTTATACAACACGTAGCAAATCAACTGTTTGCCATTTCGCCCACGCCCTTTTGTCTTAATCTTCTCTGGAGTTTTGTATAAAGAGCCATAGATAATATTCTCGTCATCAAAGTAAAACACTTTAAAACGTGCAAGTTCAGCCTTACGCCGACCAGAATATGCCGCCAACGCAAGAAAACAAGCCTGTTCATATTTCTTGTGTTCAACAAGATAATCAAGGCATGATTGCACTTGCTCTTTTGTTAGAATAGTCTTTTCCCGAACAGGTTCATTAACTGGATTTTCAATTTTACGAACAACAGAACGGAAATTCGGATATTCGTCATCCAGAATATTTTCGATAAAATTAGAAATTGAAGATAATGCAGCTTTCAAATGTCGTACTCTGCTTGCCGAACATCCTTGCTGTAAGGCATAATTTTGAAACATCATAATGTCTCTCTTATTAACCTCAGTAAAAAATTTATTCTTTGCATTATCAACAACCCAACAGAAGAAGATGAGCAAATCATTCTCATATACATTAATTGTTAATTCTGACCTATCTACTGAACGAAGATATGTCATAAAATCATTTAACAACTGAATGTTTTCAGGGTTAATCTGCTCAATCTTTTCAGGTGTTGTTTCAAGACATTGATTAGTTTTCCTCCCCATTGAAATGTCTCCCTTCTGTTCTTATAAGCAAAGGGCTGTGCCAATTCAGCACAACCCTTTCAAATCAACTGGTAATGAGGTTTCTCTTCATTAAATAACCAATAGCGCAAGTAATCATCAATTACAATAGCTATTACAGATAACGCCACCCATGCAAAAAAGAATGGAAGGCATATTTGTCCCCATAAATTAAGCGGCATATTTGAATAATCCCAAATGCCAAGTTTAAGCCAGACATTCAAAATCAGGCCAGCAATCAGTTCAACACACGTAACAATGCTTGCTCCAGTAAACGCCTGTTGAACCATACCAAGTTCCCACGGTAAGTATTCATTGATTGCGCCAATTAAAACAAAGCAAATACCTCCTACAAGAGCCATCGTCCAATGACTATGACCACGCCATAGCATCTCAATACCAAAATAGGTAGTGCCACCAATTAACAGTAACACTACCATTTTAATAACATTTTTGATTTTCATTTCACACCAACCAGCTTTGCAATATACTGGAGATCGAGTAAAGGCGCATTATAAAAATCGTAATTCCAAAGCCAATGATCTGCAAAATCAGGACGCTTATATTTTTGGCACACAGGATCGTTCCAAACTTTATCCCATCTATCTTGATATGTAGGATCATATTCTTTTCGATCCAAACGCTTTATAATAGCTTGTGTCAAACGACCTCTTTCAAGACCATTACCATCATCGTTTTGCGAAAAATAATCAAAAGCATCTTGGCTTGTAACATAGCAAATAGTTCCCTTATCACAAGTAATGTGTCTATCTACAACTGAACATTCAGTTCCATAAGGAAGATTCACATTACCACATTGAGCCAATTTCTTATATCGCATTGTTACAACGTATTTGTTATAAATCTGCATTTAAACAATCTCCTTTTTATTTTTAATCAAGCACTTCTACGGAACCGCCAGAAAGAGTAGTAAGAATCTTTTGAATCTGTGCTTGTGCAGCAGCAATATTGCTTTGCATCAAAGCATTCAAATCTTCAGGCAATTCCATACCATAAACAATACCAGCCAAATCATTAATATCGGTTGTCCGATTTACCAAAACACGAAGCATATTGTTATATGTAGTGTGATAGGTAATCATAGACTGAGCAGCAACATAAATTGCCACAATATCAGACTTGCTATATGTGGTACATTCTTTGCCATCGGCATGATACGGATATTCCTCCACACCAGCCATCACAGAATAAAACATATTGGTAATGTTATTCTGATCGTAGCTATCCAAAGAGAAATGTTCGGTAGTATTGCCGCTGTTAGATGTGGTTACATCAACGCCAGCTTCGATTGCGCCATTGCAATAATTACGCATTTCATTCAACTTAGCTGTCCGCAGCAAATTCATCATCTCATCTGTTGCAGGATTATTTTCGTCAACAGGAAAGACGGTCAGATAATCAGCAACAGTAATCTTGCAATTTGTCAGTAATTCATCCACTTGTTCTTTGCACCACAAAGCAGGATAGTATTTCTGAACCATTTCTAAAGCTGTCATATTCCATCCTCCTTAAACCAAATTTGCCATAACTCTCATATAGTCAAGTTCAGCAGTACGCTCTACTTCACTATCTAATTCAAAAACGGCGACTTGCTCACAATCTGCATAAGCCTCCGAATTAGAAATAGAATAAACAACGCCACCAGCTACAATGGCCTCTGCCTCGCTTTTGGGGCATTCAATATTGGTATTAGTTTCTGTCACTTTGCGTACAAAAACTACTTTCTGGAATACACCAATTAATTTATCGCCAGACATTAACTTATACATTCGTCACCCTCCTTATCATAAAAATTTTCACGAATTTCTCTTAACAAAGAAAATGTTTCGGAATTTTTACTTCTATTTTTCATACGATAGTCCCAACGGTTAATTAACGGTACAAAACCATCCATATACCGTTGATAACGTGTACGATCCAGTTCATCCATTTTAGCTTCCCATTCTTTTGGAGAAGTATAATAGAACCATCCAATCTCATAATTCCATCTTGCTTCTAATGTGCATTTGAACTTTTTATCCCATTCAGCAAGTTCTTTTTCAAATAGGCCAACAAAATGTATGTCCATTGCATGAACAGTCTTAAAACTATCGCATCTGGCAGCGTGTGATCTCCACGATTGATATGAAATAAACACATCCTCTGGATTCATTTTACCTATATCAACCCATTCACGAAAGATTTTAAGTTTGCGCCGAATCGCCTTAATACTATTGCGGCTTAATTTCATAACCACTTTTCCAGTTGGTTCAAGGCGAACACGCATTTTCAAGAACTTAAAACTATGATTTTTGAATGGAGTAATAACGCATTTCTTTTCATTCATCTCAATTCCCAATTCTTCTGACAATTCAAATAAAGAATCACGTAATTCAGTTAAGAACTCAAGAGAATTACTTATTACATATCCATCATCCATGTATCTTGCATATCCACGAACACCAAGTTTGTCTTTCACATAATGATCAATCGGACTTGCAAAATCTAAAGCGATATTTTGAGATACTTGGCTTCCTAAACCTAATCCACGTGGATCGTCTGGATTATGTTCAACTCCGCCCATAGTTAAGAAATCGTCTATAAGCTGACAACCGATTTCCTGCAACTTTGGATCATGAATATGTTTTCGCAAACGCTCTTTGGCTTTGTCATGAGGAATAGAAGCAAAATAACCATGAAAATCAAATTGAAATATACCACCTTCCAAACCATATTTACGATAATGTTCCCGCAAGAATTGTTTCAGCCTTTCAAGAGTCATATCCATTCCCTTTGCTGGCAAACTTGCACTATTATCATAAATAAACGTTCTGGAATAGGCTTCGGTCATCAACTCATCACAATAACATTTCTGAACACTTCTATCTTGAATAACAAGAGAATTAATATCTCTCATCTTTCCATGTTCTACTGTCTTGAAATGTTTGAAACCGCCAAATTCATATTTATCATTGAGAACTCGTTCTTGCAAAGAATCGGTCTGCGTTAAGAGCATTGATTCAAAGTTTATAGTAGAGGTTTTCCAACGAACACCCGAACAGCAATTCTCGCCAGCTTCCCACATACTATCAAAAGTAAACACATCCTCAAATGCCTTATCGCAGACCGCCCTTGCTTTTTCTTCTCGTTCTCTTTTGCGTCTTTCGTATCTTTTTTGTTTTCTCTCAGCACTTGTCATATCATAAACCTGTGGAGCAAAAGCCCCTCCTTTCTGTATAGCCTTATCATTCACTGGCGAATACGTCTACGCATCAAATCCGTATTCGGTGACAGCTTCCGATACTGGTTTACTAAGCTACTTAACTATGCACCTATGAAATTTGACGGAGCAACATACTTTAGTCAGGTGTTTAAATTGCTACTAAAATATATCGCACAAACCAGTAAAGTACGTCAAACCATGCAAGAAGCGTCCAGATGCAAGTATCAGAAAAGTATTTTTGGATGCCATCAGGCAGAGCCACGGCATACATCCTCCTTCTGAAATAACGGATATTGTGTTCGCCAGTCATAAAGAAAGGTTACTAAGACTAATCCAAGTTTGCAAACTATAACAATTTTGATGCTACTGCAAACAGTTTCAAGAATCCGGGAGCGACCCCATTGGAATTGCCGGAGTTGTTGTTGTTCGGAGAGCCGTCAGTGTTGACATTGCAGAAGTTGTTCGTGTTGCCAGCATTAACGGAACGCAGCCACCAATTCGCTGGGTCTTTTAGCAGGATGTAACCGAAATAACCGCTTATTCAGCGGTATCTTCTATGTTGAATGTTTCCTCTGGAAGAATTACCTCGCTTTCTTTATCTTGATCTGCATGATTGTTGACCTTTGAATTTGTAGACTTTTGCTGATTACGTTTATAACGTTTTTTATCAGATTCAATAATCCCTTTAATCAAAGCAGCCTCAAAATTTAATAGTCTCGCCCATTCCTTGAACATAGTTGACGTTTTCTTCTTATCTCCAAGAAAATTATTTCCTTTTAAAACAAATGAAAATACGATAGTCAGCAAACTACTCATATGAAAAATCTCTGCTCTTGCTTTACTTAGAAGCCGTTCTCTTTCAATAAAGTCCACTTCGAGCATATTTTTATGAATGTAATATGAGTTGGCCTTTGTGACATATTCGTGAATATCAAGTGCAGCATTTAGAATACGTTCCACAATGTCACGTTTCCATGCTTTTGGAAATTTTTTAACTTGTTCAAGCGTGTAGGTTGCCAGTTCTTGCGCTACACGTATAAATTCAGCTTTTGATTCACTTCGTTGTGAAGCGTATACGGACATAGTAATCCTCCCATTCAATTATTAGATTATTGTCCCTATCTATATTACGCTATTAGATAACTTTCTCGTTCCGCATTATGGTAGCAGAAAATAATCGTTTTGTCAAGTACATATTGAGAAAATTTTCTAATCAATTTTTGATAGGGGGTACACCGTTCATCATCCATTATCTGTCCCGGCTTGCGCCTTAGACGAGATAATGGAGATGAACTGATTAGCTTAAACGCAGAAGCCGGGAGCGACCCCACGGGAATAGCCGGAGCTGCTGGTGCCCGGAGAGCCGTCAGTGTAGACACTGCAGAAGCCGTACGTGTCGCCAGCATAAACGGAACGCAGCCACCAATACGCTGTTGTTGTATTTGCATTATGTTTATTAAACACTTTGCTGTTACCATTCTTATAATAATCATACTGCATCTGAGAATTTTGCTCATACTGGCTGGCATATGTCCTTGCACCTTGAACTTCAAATTCAGACAATAAGAATAAGTAATCTGTTGTTGCAGTTATTGCACCTGCTGCGTTGGAACTTCCTCCTGTATTATCACTATATTTTGTAACCGACTTCATGACAGCACGAAGGTCACTTGGCAATGCAGCCATAAAACTATTTGCCGCAGGACTTGTTGGGTTCTGATTAAGAACTGTAGTCCGCATAGTACAACCATTCCAACCACCAGCATTTGTACTGTTACCAGAAGTTGAACCATTCATGGTAAATGTGCCATTCCAGTTACCATACTGTGCATCAACAAAACAAATCTGATTACCAGTCTTGCTAACTTTACCAATCTGGAAGTGAATGCGATTAGCACCTTCTTTTGCGCTATTGTGATTAAAGCCCAAAATGAAAGCCCACACATCCATATTGATAGCAGTAGACTTAACAGTACCATTCACTTTAATTTGCTTTGCATCACCAACATTCCAATAAGTTGAAGCCACACCAGCATCAGACACTTGCTTAATTTGCGCCCAAGTATACTCATTAAGAGCCTTGCCAGAAGCAGGAATAAACTCTGCATTCACAGTAAATGTTTGATTTGCTGGAGCATTATGGTTAGTTCCTGCCGCTACAGAAACAGTTACAGTCGCTGTACCAGATTTCTTATTGACATGATTGACAGTAATCACATTACCATTAATAGAAACTGTAGCAACACTGGTATCACTGGATGTAGCAGAAATTGCACCATCACCAGCACGTGTCACAGTCACAGTATCAGACAATTTACTGGTATTAAGCGTCACTGAACTCTTATTCAGACTTAAACTACCAGCCGCCTTTTTAATTGTCCAAGATACTTCCTTTGCACCTGTGCTACCATCACTCCAACAATAATCAGGCTTTGGTGTAAATGTTGCCTTATATGTACCAGCATTTGTAGCCTTAGTAACACCACCAATAGTCAACTGAGCAGTATTGTAATTGCTAAATGTCGGTGTGAGTTCAGCCCCCGTATAAGTTAAAGTGCCGCTTTGAGCAGGAACAGCAGTCAGTTTAGTTTTATTAGGGATTGCTGTAATTCTACCCGTTGTACTTTTATTAACTGCACCTTCAGTAGAAATTGGGAACAAAGCAAAGTAATAAGTAGTTCCATTTGTAAGGCCAGTTACCTCTAATGGATTGCTTGTATGTGCATTTCGAGTTGTGCTATTCAAAGCAAGCGTACCATCTTCGGGAGAAGTAGGATAACCACCAGTCTTATAAACCACCTTCGTACTTGCCCATGTTGAAAGCGTTACGCCATCCTGAACTTTAGTTGCGGCAGGATCAGTCCATTTAAGCTGAACACGCCCATTCAACTGTGCGGCAACCGCCAAACCAGAAATATCACCAGTAGGAACAGGATTAGGTGTAACTGTTACCTCGTTCGCAGGATCATCAGCATAAGTGTTTGTAGTGGAATATGGGAAGAACTTATAGTAATAAGTCACACCATCACTCAAACCACTATCACAAAAATACTGCGTCTTATATGCGTTACGGGTTTTATTGTCAATAACGACTGTACCATCACGGCGATTTGTTGGCATAGAACCCGCCTTACGAACCAGCAATGTACCAGCCCACGCAGCAAGGGTAGCATCACCAACAACCGTATCAACAGGATCAGTCCATTTCAGATATGCTTTACCCGAAGCAGCCAATGTAGCAAGGTCAGTCACAGGAGCCAGAGGAATACCACCGCCCCCACCAGAGCCACCGCTACCAGTTGGGAAAATAGAAACAATAGGCATATATAACCTCCTTTAACCAAGAAGAATAATTGTCACAGGAATATCACGTGTAGGCTTATCGCCATATGCTGTAACGGTCAAAGAACCATCTGCTTGACTACTGATACGCATATCAGCGTCTACAACATCTTCAATCTGTTCAGTTGTGATATTTTGTCCGATAGTAATAATGCCGTTCTGTTCTTCAGTAAGCCCATCAACAGAAATTGTTTGGGAATACGGAGCGTTTTCGCTCCATTCAGACATAGATAAAACGGCACTAATTGCTACACTAAGATTGGCTTTCTCACCAAGGGCGGTATCAATTTTCTCCATATTTGAATTTGAATTACCATTGATGCTTTCACGCCATTCTTTAAATTTTGTCTGGTCATCATCTGTAAGTATCAGATTATAATTTGCTGTTGTACTCAAAATAAAACACCACCCTTCTTTGAATTAACCAAGCAGAGTGATGAGAATAGGAATATCAATTTGTGGTGTATCTCCACGACAGGAGATTGTAATTGAACCATTTGCTTGAGCAGTTACAAACATTTCAGCGGCAACCACAGCTTCATACTGTGCATCACTAAACGCTTGTGGCAAAGTAACATAACCATTCTGATCAGCCATAATAGCAGACACAGATACGGTCTGTTGCCCATTCACCCAAGCACTTGCCAACAAAGTTGTATTTACTGTTTCACTTGGTTCGCAACTTTCAGCACCATCAAAAGGCAACTCTTTATATCGCTTACCACCATATCCTGTTTTATGGCGTGTACTACCATCCTCAAAAACTACTGTAATTTGTTCGCCATCCAGCAAGATAGGATTTTTAGTTGTCCAATTTGCAACAGTATCACGCCGTTGCTGAATTGCAGATACTTTTACGACTTTTTCAGCCATCCACTTCACCTCCGCTTTTAGAATAAGAAAGAGAAGGCTTTCGCCCTCCCTTAATCATTTTTTTAATTACGCATTACCACCATCAAGAATGATAGTGTCGGTATCATGTACCACAGTATCAGGCAGAGTATAAACAGTAGTTTCAGTGCCGCCAATCTTCACATTACCGTTTGTAGTAGAAGCCTCAACCTTAGTTGCGCCCTCTGCAACGCCATCCAACTTAGTCTTGTCAGTGGCAGACATAGCACCAGCAGCAGTAGTAGTGGCCTCATCCAACTCCAGACCAGCCGCACCAACCTTCAGGCCGTTGGTGTTTGTACCCAGCTTAATGGCAATAACATTAGTTGCAGAAATCTCAATGCCATCACCAGCGGTATACTCGTCAACCAAGTCCTGAACAGACAGATAAATGTGACTCTCGTTGCCATCACCGCCAACAGTATTCACAACAAAGTCAATGTACTTGTCGCCAATAGCAGCACCAGTATAGGGATCGTCAGCGGCAGCAACCACCTTAATATCAGCGGACTTCACCAGATAATCCTTCGGAATGTTAATATCAGCACCAACCACAGTGCCATCCACCGTCACCTGATAAGAGGCAATATAACCAGCATTGGCAGTAGCCTTCTTCACCACATCAACAGTGTGATCCTTAACATACAGGCCATCAGCCTTCTTCTGCAAGCCGTTATCAGCATCGGCAGACACGTTCACACCGATTGTCTTGCCAGTCGCATCAACGGTCACAGCACCATCGGCAGCAGTATAAGTAGTATCGGCAGTAGTAATCCGCACAACCTCAGTGTAAGCGGCATCAGCCAAACCCTTTGCGGACAGAATCAGAATATGAGGATCAGTAGCATCCTGCTCCAACTTGTACTGAGTATCGGTATCCTGCACCTTACCAGAAATGTAAGTATCCAGATTCTTAATCTCGTTGGCAGCGTACTCAGGCTTAGTAACAGCCTTCGCCCAATCAGGCACGTCACCAGCCAAAGCAGTAATATAAGGCAGATCGTTAAAAGCAGTAGTACCATCACCCAGCTTCAGCAAAGTAGCAGCCTTAGTACCAGCATCAGTATCAGCAGGAACCAGCACAACGATAGGCTCATTCACACCATAAACCTTATTAGCAGCCTGAAGATTAGCCAGAGTGTCACCACGAAGTTTGTACTGCACATTAATAGTCTTGTTAGCCATAATCAATTACCTCCTAATATTTTTAAATTTCACCGTCAAGAATGATGTAATCGCCATCATCTTGCTCTAATTTGTTTACATTCAGTGAATTGACTTCCATTGTGCCATCTTCACCGATAGTAACCTTGTTTTCGGAATTGCTGGATTTAACTGCGCCAGCCGTAGTTTCATCACCAATAGGAACGTCAACGGCGACACCCTCTTTGATTGACTTATCTACCTCCGCAAATTTATCCTGAACTTTCTTAAAGTTGTCATTAATTTTTCGAGCAACTTCCGCACCAGAGTCCGAATTAGCCTGTGTAGTGCCAGCCCTCAACAACTCATAAACAAAATTCATTCAATCAGTCACCGCCTCCCTTTTAAGCATACAGAATATAATCTGAACGTAATTCAGCGGTATTAAAAAGAAAGCCTTTATAGTCCTCTGGCTGTCCTACTGGAGCAAAACAACTACCAATATTGGTAGGATCGTCACCACCCGGATCATACGGAGGACTATGGACAGGATAGAATACACCCCAATAAAATCCATAAGCCATAGACATATTGCATCACCGCCTTAATAGATAAAACAAATAATACAATCGTTTACTGACGTTTTGAATTTTACTTCTCGGATTTCAGCAGTATTTGTGCCGCCAAGTGCAATGCTTGAGAAATTGCCTAATCCGTCAGTTGTAAATTCAAATCCATCCATAAGAAATTCTGTATAAGCCGCTGTTTTAATGGTGATGTGATATAACTTGTCTGCAAGTGAACTCGGCTCAACCTTTTTAACTTCTGCCAAACAACGTTCAACGACATTTTCATTTGCAGCAAAGTTGGCGTGTAATAATCCACCTTGTTTTCTTACCATTATTTCACCACCTTTTATAAATAGAGTTCTTTATGTTATTCTACAATTATCACATAATCGACCTCTTCCAAAGTCATATTGTCAAAATCACTCAGAGTTAAATCGTCCATTTCATATAACAACCGATACCTCTTTAATCCTGCGCTTGCCTCACAATCTAAATACATATCGGCAGTTATAGGTTGAATAAATTGAATTATAGTTTCTACAATATTAGCAAAGACATTAAGCACATCTTCCATTCCAGTAAACTTCTTCAGCCAAAAATCTTGTTCCGTATCAATATCAAGCCATGTTTCAAACTCAGGATCATGTAAAACATTTTTCAGCACAAGATCATCAACCATATCTGCATACAAATATGTCATTGCTTCACCACTGATATGGAACAAATAGAAAATGTCAGTTGGTGCAACATCCAAGAACATTGCAATTTCATCTACATCAATCATTTTCTTGCTTGCCATTTCAGCATCGGCAGATATATATAATTCATTTTCAAACTTATCAATGCTATATTTCAATGTATCTAATTCTTCTGCAAACATCGTCATGTCGAACTTTGCATTGCCGAGTGAAAGTGCGACATAATAATCAAGTGGAGAAGCATAAATCTCCAGAGCAGAATCACCACTAATGAAACTTTTTTCAAGAATGTCCATTTCATCAGCAGACAAAACTATTTCTGATTCACCACTTGCCATAGTCTGTTTTAACAAATCAACATCTGTATCTAAATACATTTCACTTACAATTTGCTCATGAACAATTTTAAGAATATCGTGCATGGAAACATCAATAAACATTTCTGATTCAATCTTTAACGCTTTTCTAATCTCAATATCATCCATAGTAGCAAATATATTAAGCCAATCGTACATCGAAAACGCATCTCTTTGAACCAACTGCGTGATAATAACATCAATTTCGGTGAGCCGCTGTTTCAAATAAACGTCATACAGTTCCAATTCTCTCACCTACTTTCTTCATGTTATTTAAGGAGAAACCGTTGGATTAGCCAGTGTCAGTTTTAAACTCCCTGTCTTAACCATAACAATAGTTGCAGTTTCGACGCTACGAGATTGAGATAATTGATTGAACATAAGCAAGTTGCCATCAGTGGGACTATCAAACAAAACAAAGTGTGTAATAGTTCCCCAACTCGCAGAACTCTCATCAAATTGAATTTCGCCGTCATTTGAAACGACACCATTCACAGGTTCGCCCAAATTTGTCAACTCGACACGCTGATAACCAGCAGATGCAAGCGGTTCACTAACACCAGTGCCATCAACTTGCGGCGCAGTAGAACTCAAGCCAAGATACACCTTCTTAGGCAATGTAGGACTTAACTTAGTCATAAACACATTACCCATAATACAGTTCAGAAAATATGTAGAAGTCATATACTGTTCACCCTCACTTTCCTAAAAGATAAATTTTATCTCAAAAAACTCTCATTGATATTGCGAGAAATTAAAAGAATCCCATGATTAGGGATTTCAGCTTCGCCATCTATATCTTTGATAGTAATTTGATAAATGTACTTTCCCTCCAGCCCTAATGTATCAGATGGAAGTAGATCAACAGAAGCAATATTCTTTGCGCCTGTCTCATCATCACCGATGCTGAACTTTAGAGGTTTATTTATTAATGGATCGCCAGTCTTATCAGAATAGTCCACAACAGAAAAGTCACCTATACAACCATCTGCATTGAAAGGAACATTCTTTATTGTCCAAAGCCTCCAGCGGAGGGTTTGTGACTGGCCTGACACAAACACTACCTCTGGTAATGTGTAAATATCATGTCTCATATATCACCCTCCATAATTCACAGGAAATTCACAAACAAAATCTAAAATGCAATTTCCCTTTACCTGTAATTTGTTCATCCCTTTTTTCAATGGCAACCAGTTAAAGTTGAAATACTTATACAAATTTGAATAGCTACTATCTGAAGATTTGATTTTTCCAAGAGCATTATCAATAGAAATTTTCAAAAAATAACTTTGTGGCAAATTTGTAAATTTCATTTCAATATCATCACACGACTTATTGATAATTGAAATTGTATTGCTGCCATTTAGCTGAATTTCCAACTTTGGATAATACAGTTGATTAATTGTGGAGCGACTAATTAAATTGATATTTGTCGTTCCATTACAAGGATAATGAAATTTTCGTGGGAACATATATGCGTATGGAGAATCACAAGTAACCTTTGCCGTAAACGCCCAAGGAAGCCAAGAGAGTTGTATCGGCTCAAGTTCACTAAACACACAATGATACCTAACAATTTCCAAATCGGGTTGTTCTATTTCAAGCCATTTATACTGTGTCGGCCCCGTTAGCCAGTTAGCTATTGCATCCATCTCATACCGATCAAGGTGTTCATCCATTTTCAACATGAGCGGATCAAGGCCAAACACAAGCCTAAATTCAAGAGGTTCTTCGTAAGTCCGACCATATAAAAAATTCCGTCCCACGGACGGAATTACATCGGTCTGTATTTCTCCTGCGCTGGCAAAGGGAGTAGCCTCATTGTCATTGCCATCAATATCATAAATCCGAAGTCCATATTCCTCACAAGGAACACGATTGTAAGAAAACTTCTTTGCAATAAAACCCATCTACTCACCTCGCAATCTAAAATTTTATTTTTCCGAATCTGGAACTTCTGGTTTCTTCGCTGGTTCAATATTACATTCTGCCAAATAATTCAACACCTCTTGCAGAATCATAAAGCTACCTGAAAGATTTCCTGCGTTCTGAACTCCAGTTACAGTAATACCAGTATCTAATGTTCGCATAACAGCAGCAATAGCCTGACATACATCATCTTTATTTGTAATTTCCTTCATACAAACACTCCTTTATTTATTAATAGCGTCATTAATACAAACCCAACTGCCATTGACTTTAATATGAACACGTGCAGTAATCCAAAGTCCACCACCAGCATCAATTCCTAAACCTTCACTTGCAGAAATTCTCATTCCTCTATATGAGTTAATCATAACAAGATCAGTTATGTTTACACCATCACTACCATATCCATCATACATAGAGCCATAAGAACCAAACAATATGTTTGCACCATTAACCGTACCGCCCTGAATGTATGCGCCATATATACGTGGTGAAGCAATAAGGTCTTGTGTAATTTGTGTACTTGCAATATTCTTAATTTCCTGTTGTGTCCACATATTTTGACTGAGCCAGTTAATGTCTTGGTCAACACCATCCAAACGTTGATTAAAATTATATAGACGTTGATCAATATTCCAACTCATATTTGTTATATCATTATCCAATTCAGTAAATTTACTTTGTACACCACTATTCAAATTGTTCCAGGTGATTACACCATTTGCTAAAGTAAGATTTCCTTGCATCCACACGTTACCATTTGGATCAACATAGAAATTGTAACCCTTTGTTGCATACGAATTTCTACCTACTCTAATACCAACACCTTCAAGCCACGCCTGACTATCGCCAGCAGCAGTTGAAGCAGAAAGTGTTCCCGACAAAGATGGAGACACTAATTTGCCACCAATAGTAGCATTATTGGCTCTCATATCACCATTCTTTTTAACCCAAAATGGAGCATTAGCAGGATTTTCAGCACCAGCCCAAAATGCGTATGCTGAATAATAACTTGTACCACCATTAATAGCAACACGTGTGCTACCGTTGCCAGAATACAAATAACTGGACGCAATAGTAAATCCACCGATCTCGCCTGATGTAGCAATTAACTTACCCTTTAAATAAGCATTACCGTCCATATCAAGCCAGAAATTTGCATTAGGAGAATCACCAGATGAAATGTCGGTTACTTTCTTAATGTTCCTATTGTTCACTGTACGAACACCTGAAGGCTGTCCTTTACTATCATAATAAAACAATGTATCTTTGTTCGCTCCACCTACAATGCCATAAATAGCCCCAAGGTCAATACGACCTCCAGTGCTGCCATAAAGATTAAAAGAAGCATTGTGTAATGATGCACCTTCAGCATCAACTTTAAATACAGCTACACCACCATCTTGCTTCTCACTTTCGATCACCAAAGACGTACCAGCAAGAATAGTGCCTACAATAGCAGGAGCAACGATACCAAATATACTGCCAAGATTTTTGTCAACAAACTCACCAATACCGATTGTTGCAGAGTTCCAGTTGTCATTAGTAAACATTATGGCATTATGAGCAAGCCATAACTGTTTCGGGCTATAGTCACCGCTGGCCTGAATGTATTTCCTACATCTCAATCCTGTCTGATCAATCGTCAACTCGTTATTTGTGCCAGACATAATCATATTTTTCATAGTGTCAATCGCAGAAGTCATAAAGTCCTTGACTTGAGTTTTTGCACCACTGGTAACAAAGTTGCTGTAGTTGTATTTATTAAAATCAAGCGAACTTGCGGATGAGATACTTTGATCCAACAAATCCTCAAACTTGAATGAAGCGTCATTCAATTTATAAGCATTTCCAAAATCAATCGTAAAATCTGTTAAATCATCAAAATCAACTTCAATACTTGTTACAATAGGTGTAACAACTCCTTTTTCCATTTGAAGATATACTCTTTCGCCCAATGACAACTCTTTAGCAAAATCAATGTAATCTTCTAATGCAAGGAAATTGACAACAGATGTAGAGAAAAAATAATCAGGAGATGATAACTTTTCCAAAGTCTCAAATCCATATTCAAACAACTCCCATTCAATAGACATTTTCTGATACTCTGTAACATCTTGTGTCAAATATAAAGTCGCAGATGAAGTCTTAAATTGCAAAGAAGATGCAGAACTTGAAACACTTGTACTTAATGTACCTGTCATAGCAAGGCTACCACTTGGGAACTCTGCTCCATTAAACGTCCCTTTATTCAAATACAATGAGAACACAAATGATCTGTCAGAATTAACTTGTAATGTTCCATTAACAATCTGTGCGTTTAATACTGCATTTGATGTACTTGCGCCAATCGACCCACCACGAATAATATAAAATGTCATATCATTGCCATATGGTGCTTGTGTCATAGAAGTAAGGTTTGTCAAATTGAATATAGCAGATATTCCGCTAATAGTCTTAGTATCAACGGCATATGCGTCTGTCGAAGTTGCAACAAAAGTGCTATCAGTTAATGAACCACATCTGAAATACCTATCTAAAATTTTCAATTCATCAGATGTAAAAAATGAATCAAACGCAGTTCTCTTATTAATGCTTTTCAGTTGTGATGTATAACTATCAATCTGTGACTGGATGTTTTTAAGCAAATTCTCTTGCGCTGCAATCTGAGTTTTCTTTGAAGATATTTGACTATTTATCGAATTAAGTTCTGATTGCAATGCCTGATCTACCGCTATTGCTTGATGAATAGTGGATTGCTTCGTTTCTAAAGCCAACAATTCCCCATTCATTTCTGCTAAAACGCTTTCTTCTGTTGTATATCTGCTTATTTGCATATTCTGAGCAATTATCAACTGATAATAAGGCTGCTGATAACTCTCAAATGTACTCTTCCATCGACTCCACTTTTCAATTATTTCATCAGAAAAGTATTTATTATTCATATAAGCATCAAGATTAAAAATGCGATTTAACCCCATCGGATTAACACTACGAATTGTAACACCATCCGCACCATAAACATCAAGTGCAGTTACAAGTTCATCTGTATTTTCCTCTATCTCAATCTCTTTAATAAGATTTTTTGTAGATAGATATACAGGCTTTGTATTAACAATTTCGTTAATACTACGCACATTTATCTTTCGATTATATGTATCAAAATCAAAAATACATCCATATGCTTCTTGCAAATCAGATTTAATCCAATCGTAAATATTCTTTGTACTTACGCTGAATGTACGGTATTTGCCAATCAAATCATCAGATACCGTCCCAATAGTCCATGACGGAACTTCTGACATAATAATGCCAAGTATTGAACTTTCAACTGCAAATGGGTTCCAAAAGCAATATGTTCCTTCCTCCAACGTAATATTCTTATTAGTCAGTTCATGTTCAAGAGAATATGCTTTACATGATTTTATCTTAACAACTCCATTATCTGTTTCTTCTGGATTTCTAAGAATAAACTGACCATAGCCCTGAACGTCAATTACTCTCATTCCTGTCAAGAGGTCATATTCGTCCAATTTTTCGCCGTTAATCTGTGATGGATATTCAAAAGAAATCTCTGAAATTTCATTGTAACAGAATGTTCCTTTTGGATTTAGAACATTGCTTAAATAGCCTATCGCAGAATCATCCAAATTCCTCAAGATAAACTTAGGACGTTTTGTGAAATCAATTTTTGAAAAATCAATAACCAAATGTCAGACCTCCTTTCATGATATATGAAAGGGAGGCATTGAGCCTCCCCCTTTATGGTTTCAGCGGATTACTGGTTCTTGTCTTGCCACGTTTAATAAAAGAGTCATTTAATGCAGTAATCGTATGTTGAGAAATATCCCTTGTCAGTTGACGAATTTCAGCCTCATCAAGTTTCTGAACAGTATACACCTGAATTGGAGCGGTCACTTCAATAGTATCACCGCCAGTTTGAATGATGTTCTGAGCCTGTTGACTATCATGCTTGATTTGTTCTTGCATCCGTGGAGTCATAAGGTCTGTTTCTCCTAATGCAACAAGCAATTTGCCAAACTTAGATAGCATTGTATCGTCACGGTTCAAGACCTGATACAGTCGATTTGTGTTATCTTCTGTTAAGATCGTTTCACCCTTCTCCAACTTAGCAATGACTTCATTACCTTTTAAAGTTGGATCGTCACCCACAACACCACCTTTATGATACACGGCATATTTAGACTTATATAATTCTTCGCCATTGATATACCATGTGCCATTCGGCTTACGCTCAATCTTCATACCGGGAAGTGCTTGACGTAACTGCTGTGCCAAGTTCTGCTGGTCACGCTCAAGAGCATCTAACCCAGCTTGATCATTAGCGGCTTTAAGCCCATGCCACTTAGACGAGTTTTCCTTCATTCGACTGATAATTGTACCGGGATTGTACTTGCCGCCAGAGGTATCATACTCTCCACTACCACCAACAATATAATTTGCACCACCATTAGAAGATGAACCCATACTGGCTTCATAGGCCGCAATCTGCTTTTGTATCTCAAGTATGGCATTAAGGTAACTGCCATATTGATTTACTGCTGCACTTGCGCCCTCCCACGCTTTGGTAATCTCATCATTTGTAACTGAGCCATATTCATAGTTCCAGTTAATCAAATCCTGATAAAGCGTGTCCCAATGATTGTTAATGCGGTCAATAGCAAGACGATATACTTTTTCCTCAGAAGAAATGCTATTTTCAAGAATGTCAATTTCTTTTTGCTTTTCCTTTTCATAAGCATCAGCCATATCATCAAGCATATCGCTGGCGGCATCATAAGCATGATCACTTTGATAATCAGCAAGGTCATTAATCTTATCAGACAATTCCTCCTGCAACTTGGCTTTCTTAGCTGCTGCCTCACGACTATCATCCAAATCCAAAGCGGCAATTTGCTTACGTAAATCGGCAATAGCCTCTTCCTTATCAGTAACCGCCTTAGTATACCCATCTTTTTCTTTCTCCAAATCAAGCGACTTTTTCTGCAACGAAACAATTTCTTTCATTGCGTCAACTTGATCCTCTAATGCTTTTACTTGATTTTTAACCTCCTGCTTAATCATTTCCTCGACATATTTAAGCAAGTCATTCAGTGCATCTTCTTGATTCTCAAGTGTTTTCTTTGCAGCTTCATTGGCCTCTTTAATTGCACCACTCACTTGACCAATTCCAGATTTTGCACTATCAGCCAATGCCCTCATGCGATTAATATTCTCAATGTAAGCATTAGCCTGTGCCGCAGAGATTTGTCCAGCCATTTGCATGGCATGAATCTGAGCATACACCAAATCCCACGTAGCACCAGTAACGGTTTCAGTAGCAAAAGCAAGGTTATTCAAAGACTCAATATTTCCGGCCTCTGCCGCAGTACGAATTTGAGCGACATAAGCAAGTGCTTGTTCAATCGCCATTTGCTCTGTACGGGCAGCAATAACTTTTCGTATACTTTCTTCATTGATAACAAGCATACCATTTTCATCTTTGAGATATTGGAGATACTGTACACCCCAAGAAAGGATTTCCTGTAAGGTATCAATAGTAATGAATCCGCTTTCAGCAAACTCATCAGCCGCAGCATGGAGCGTGTCATACAGCCCTGTAATCTGATCAACTGCTTCGTTTGCATTATCTACGACCTGTTGCCAAGCATTTGCAGAAGTTTCCTTAATCTTTTCAGCATAGTCCCACCATAAATCACTGAGTTTACTCACCTCATCAGAGGCATCAGAATATCCCTTTGAACGATAGAACTCTGCTTGTTCATGAATGGCATCCTGCATACGCCGATAATATTCAACTGTATCTTGAGTATACTGTACAATGCCCCTGTAATCATGGGTATCAATAGCATTACTCAGCCAGTTACCGGTTAAGGTTACAGCGTTCTCAAGTTCGCCAACAATAGTGTCATAGGCATTAACAACAGCATCGGTAATACTATCACTATACTCCCACCATTTCTGCTGCAATTCAATGATTTCAGACGATGTATCATCAAGCCCTAACTTACGATATTCTTCGGCCTGATTATGGACAGTTTCTTGCATTTGCTTATAAATAGCAACTACTTGACTTGCATAATCCATCTGTTGCTTTGAATAAGCATCAAAATCCATAATTTTGTTTATGCCAGTATTGAAGTTTTTATCGTCTAATTCAGGGACAACACGGACAACAATCTTATTTTTCTTTTCCATCAAGAACATTTCATGATTGAAATAGTTCAAGACACCATCCATTGTCTTTTTTAATTCGTCAAGAGTATCTTTAAGTTGTTCTTCTAAATTTTCAGCGGCTTTTGTAGCATCCTTAACTTGACTTGTTGTTGTCTTTGTAGTTTTGCCAGTGTCTATCACAGGCTTATATGTTTTGTTTGGATTTACTCTACCATATGCACCGCCATTATAGCCACCAGAGTATGCGGGGATAAGGCCAGTGATAAGTCCACCGCCACGCTTAATCTTTTTGGTTTCTTCAGCCGTATAAACTGTGTCACCCTTATTTAAATGAGCAATTTCAGGGCCATTTGTACCAACCAAATAAGCACGATCACCAGACTTAACAAGTTCCTCGCCTTCCTCGCCAACCAAAGCATCTCCATCTGGAGCGTTCTTTGTACCTTTGGCAAAACCAAGCCAACTTAAAATTCCACTTTTACGCTTTACATCTACATTAACTGTCACTGTTTTACCAGTTAAATTATTAATTGATGTTTGCAGACTTGAAACTTTTCCCTTTGCTGTATCAGCCGATGTTCCAAGAGCATCTAATGATGCTTGAGCATTATCCGTTCCTGTACCATCAACTTCCTCAATTCCAGTTTTTAAATCATCAAGTCCTGCCGAAGCTGGGGCGAAATCAAGCGTATCAAGGAAATCTAATGCTTCATCCAGAGATTGTGCTTGACCTTGTGCATTGACTAATGTAATACTGTCTACTTCACCAAGTTTTCCAATAAGAGTTTCTGCATCATCTTTTGTAAAGCCTAATTGCTCCATGAGAACAGATAGACTTTCCGTATTAACTTTTACCTCAAGCCCATCACCTGAAGCAAGACCCAAATTCTTTAAGCTATTTGTCAATGTATCAACATCAGCAGACGCACTCAAGAATGAAATGCCCTCAACACTCTGTAAAGTTGTAAGCAAATCATGAATCTCTTTATCCGTATAACCCAAAGAAATAAGCTGATCAGTCAACGCAGAAATATTTATCGCAGTTCCTTCAAGTGAATCAGAGGATAACCCAATTTGGTCGATTGCGTCCAACACTTCATCAACATTATAAAAGTCAACTTCTCCCCACATAGACAGTGCTTTCAGACAGGCCAAAGCAGCATCTTCAGATATGCCTAACTTTTCAGCAAGAATATCAACAGACGTAGAGTCAATATTGAATTCATAAGAACCATCGGCAAACTTTTCAATTTCAGCAATAATATTGCCGTCATCATCAAGCACTTGCCCGTTCTCTGCAATCTCATTCAGTCTTTCTAAGAACCCAGCACCAGCAGAATCAGCATCTTCAAATATATCAACATTCTTTTGCATGGCTTGATAAATTTCATCAAGGCCATCACTCCAACCCCATTCATTCAACTGATCAGAGCCAAACAAGAACTCAGCCGCAGCCCAAAATGTGTTACTGTTGACAGTTCCAGCCTCAAACTGCTCATTCAAAGCCTTAAATGCTTCTGCATAAGATTTAAAATCCTCATCCTTTTCAGGAACCGACATTGCAGCGTCATAACGAGATTTTGCCTCAGTAACCTTATCAAAACTACGTTCCATTCCTTCAAGAGCCTGATTGAGCAACAAAGCATTGTCTGTAATAAGTGCAAATCCGTCTTTGCCTTCTGCTACATTTTGCAGAATATTTGCAAGGAATTTTGCACTCATACCATCCTGATCAAGAATAGTTTTCAAGCCAGCACTCTCTTGTGCCAATTCCTCAACGTTGTCCGCTGTGATACCATCAACTGCTTTTGACATTTCAATGATAGACTTTCTGGTATCAGCAAAATCTTCTGCAACAAACAAATCTGACAACGCAGTACGAATATCATTAGCCTTAGTGGTAAAACGTTGTGCATCAAGATATGTAAGTAATGCTTCAACCGAAACTCCGTACTTTTCCGCAGCGGCTTCAAGTTCGGCATACATATCAGAAATAGCACCAGTATCACCAGTAAAGTGCATGGCCTCAGAAGTCCAAATTGCAGTTTCACCAATATCTGCAAGCAACCCTTTAATGTGTTGACCATCAACGTCAAGCCCTTCAGTATCAAGCCTAAACAAATCTTCATTTGTCCAGCCCTCTCCTGCTTTGTCGATCAATCCATTGATATAATCATATACAGTATCTCGACTTAATAATACAGCACCATCATCTGTTTGCAGAATAGGACTGAACGCAATCTCAACACCATCAAATTCTTCTGCGCCTCCAAATACTGTCGAGAATGATCCTCGTAACTCGTCTACTGTAGACCCCCAAGATTCAATAGCATCTTTATATGTTGCAAGATTTTCGTCTGTCCACTCTAATACTTGTCTGTTGTTTGTGTTAATGTTTCCAAATATCGTTTGAGACAAATCAACTCCAAGAAGTTTTGATTCATTTACAATCTTATTATATTGATTATAAATTTCTTCGTATTCTTTTAGTTTGTCACCTAAAAGTTTCTTCTCTAAGTCAGCAGCATCGACTGCATTTTTAATCTCACTTAATGAATCGACATTTGCATTAACAACTAAATCATAAACAAGTTCGATTTTTTCATCTGACAATCCATCAACATATTCCGCAAAATCTTTTAATTTTTGCTCGGCTAAAATCCAATCTGTATTTTGTACAGCATCAGAATTAAAAAATGCTTTTTTTATTTCGTCCCGTTTCGTTTTAACTTGAAGTGCTACCTGTTCTTGCTTTTGCATAGCATCAAGATATTTTGCATACTGTTCATTTTCCCTCAAAACAGCATCAACATATTCTTCAGCAGAACCAATGCTATCGTCAAAACGTGAATCGCCTTCAAGATTTGAAATAATATTTTTTCTGAATTTTTCAAACCCATCTTGCGTAGTTGGATCATTTGAAATTCTTTCAGCCAACATTAACTGAGAAGCAATGTTCTTGTTTGCTGTTTCAATCTGTTCAATAGCACCACTTAACTCATCGGAATATTCACTATACAAATTAGCAAGTTCTTCCGCAACAGGATTATCGGCACCAAATTCTTCAATAACATCGTTCATTGCACTTTCGATGAACTTATAATCAGCCATTAAGTCATCAAAAGTAGCTTTTGCCGTATCTCCACCAGTTAATTCAACACTTGGCAGGAATATTGTACCTCCACCTTTAGAGCCTGTATTATCTATACCTTCATATCCAAGTTCTTTAAGGTAGTCCATAGCTTTACCAGCTTCTTCGCCAATAGCACTAAAGAATTTACTATTCCCACCAAAATAACCAGTTTTTAAATCCTCAACAACCTGATCTTTAGCAGCGTTCGCACCAGCAACAGAAGCGTTTGTTTCAGTACGTAATGCCTCCATAGTTGCTTCAAGTATGGCGGTTTTGTAATCTCCATATTTTGCAATCAAACTATCAAGTTTACTTTCTTCCATACCAAGAGCATTTACAAGGGCATCTCTTGCGGCAGAGGCATCTTCAACGGATGCAGTTCCAGCATCTACGGCCTCGCATAAATCTAAATAAGCATTTGCAAGTTCTGCAATATTAGTTGCCTTTTCAGACGCAGCATTACCAGCATCAATAACTGCTTTTCGTGCTTCCTCCTGTGCTTGTTTCCAGTTCTTGTATGCCACAACTGCAATAGCAATAACAGCCACAACAGCCATAATTGCAGCGGTAGCGACTGTAGCAGCAGAACCAGTAGCAGTAAGTGCGCTGGTTGCACCCTTTAATGTGGTAATAAAACCACCGCCAGATTCTTTTCCTAAATCCCAAGCTGCCTTCAAATTGCCGAACATAGATGTAATCTTAGGAATAATACCAAACCCTGTTTGCAAACTATTCCAAATGCTTTGTACCAATCCAACCGTTTTATTGAAATTGAATAAAGCAATAACGTCAAGCAAAATTAACAGGGAATTACCCATTCCACCAAGAGAATTGATAACATTGTCAATAGTATGAACAAATGTAGTTCCAAAATCAATAATTGCGCCAACCAAATCATCACTAATAATCGTGCTTGACAATGACTCAAAAGATGCTTTAAATTGATTAATCTTAGCTTCCAAACTACCAAGCCATATTTCTTGTTCCTTCATGGCAGAACCAGCAGAATTTTCAGAAGCCTCAAGTGCTGCTTTTAAATCTTCCAAATTAGTTAATGTAGCAGCAAGAGCATTGCCCTGTCTTTTACCAGCGACCAACTCAAGCAATGCGGCCTGATCAATGTCGGACATTTTCTCCCAAACTTCACCAATTCCAAGGATAATATCATATGTACTCTTGAACGTCTTTTCATCTTTCATAATGTCAAAGCCGCCAAGCCCATCAACATTTGTCAGTCCCTTAATAGCATCACGTAAAGATGCTGTGCTTTCAGCCATATATTCAGTTTCAAGCCCAGCTTCCTCAAGTTCGGTCTTTGCACCACGAATACGCATGGTAACTGTTTTCCACATTGTACCAACCGTATCAGGGTCTTGGATAACATTATTAGCGGCAACTACCAGAGCGATTGATTCATCAATAGTATTGTTAGCAGCAGCAAAAGAAGCAGCCGAACGCTGGAGTGCATCACCTATGCCACCTGATGAAATAGCAAATTTATTACCAACTTCATTAAACTTATCAACAATATTAATAGCATCTCCAGCCTCAAGTCCAAAACCTTTCATTGTAGAAATCAGGCTTGTAGTTGCTTGATCAATATTATCAATGTCATCACCAACATTAGCATAAATTGTAGCCACTCGCCCAAGTTCTTCCGATTCATCTAAAGAATACCCAAGACGTGAAAATGCTGATGTTGCATTTACTAAATCTGTAACCGTACTTCCCAATTCAACAGCATTACTTTTAGCATTTTTGAGAAAAGTATTAAATTGGTTTTCTGTTCCATCAGTAACTTTTCTCAATTCAACCATTGCTGTATTAAGAGCAATTACATTAGTTACCATCTGCTTGATAGAATCAATAACTTGATAAATTACACGGCTTGCACTAAAAAATGCAGAAAAATTCTGAAATGCTTGCTTAATCTGATCTCCAAACGATTTGCAATGAACTCCCGCTTGAACAACTTTTGAATTAAATGTATCAAATTCAGAATTGAATTTCTTTAATTCAACAGGAGTAGAAATATTTGCAGCGGCAGCTTGTAATTGTTCTAATTCACGTACAAGGTCTGGTCTTGATTTAATTGCGCTATATGTAGCGGCATAATCGGAAACTTTTGACCGAGCCTTTTCAATATCGCCAGTAAACTTTTGAATTGACGCTGTATCCTTAAATACATTAGAACTTTTTGACAAGTTATTGAATTCATCTTGCAATTTTCTAACTTCTTGTGTAAGCCTTTGAACATCTTCACCGTTAGAAGGATCGAGGTCTTGCAATTCAGATTTAAGTTGTTTTGCTCTGCTGCTTAATTCATCAAACATCTTTGAAAGTTCAGTAATTCCAGAACCAGCAATACCAGAAGTATCAATGTTCAATTTCATGGTTCCTGCTTTTTCTGAAATCGAATCAAGAATATCAACTTTTTTGCTAATCACGGACTGTTCTGCCCGATATTCAGAAACCGCACGTTTTGCGGCATTAACTTTTTCTGTAACTGCTTCCCATTCAGTAGCTAACTTACCACCAACAGCATTGCGATCTACATTTTGTAAAACAGTATCAAGTTCCTGAATGGCTTTTTTTAATTTCTCAGCACCAGCACTATCGCCAATCGTAGAATACGTAGCTTTGAGATTTTTCACATACGTATCCATATCTTGCATTTGCTTTTTAATTCCAGAATCTATAGCTAATGCACTTTCAGACTGTTTTAATGCTTGATATTCAACCTCTAATTGTCCAACAACTCTCTTGAGTTCATTATAATACTGCAATTTTTGTGGATTACTCGTTGCATTATTGAAATTCTCCTGAGACTGTTCTAATTGCTTAAAAAGTGTTTTTACAGAATCAGTTTGATTTTTTAACACATTAAACTTGCTCTGGATATTTTGAATATCAAAATCAAGTTTTGTGTCTTCATTCATCTTCTTAATTGCGGTATTATATTCGTCAATCTCCTTTTTGACAGAACGCAAACTTTCTTTCGCAGCCTTAAAATCATTTGCATCAATAGCAGACTTAAAAGAATTTTGTGTTGCACCTTTTAAAGTAAGTCCAACATCAGAAGCCGCTTGCTTATACTTCTCCATCTGTTGAACAAGTTCTTTTTGCATAGAGGCCATTTTCTGCTGTTGAGTAATTACTTTAGAAACGCTTTTAGGATCAACTTCAATTCCGATTTTTGCCGTTTCCTGATTAATTTCCTTAACAAGAGATGCAACGCCTTTTTCAACCTGAGACTTTTCTATTGCGGCTTTCAGAATAAGTTGTTTTGTCCCAAAACCATTCAAAATTGTACTTAAATCAGCACTAATTTGTGATGTAGTCTCTGATATATTTAGACCAAGTACAATCTGACCATCAGCAGCCATATATTTCACCTCCATACCATATAAATAAGCCCTCGCCATTTCTGACGAGGGCTGTTAATTGCTATTGTTTTATCTTATCCATAATACATAAGCGGACGAATAACCGCTATTTCAATCCCAAGATCATTTTTTGAGTTGAACTCTTGTATTCCTTCTTCTACAAATCTCTCTGCTACACGATAGCCAAAATTCGGTATATTCTTGAACCAAACTGGCTTTTTTACTGTATAACCATCATTCAACAGCCAAAAAACATTTGCATTTGACTGGTTCCATTTATTAAAAATAGATGGGCGAATTGCATTTTGAACTTTTAATGTGCAAGATAATCTCATACCATCAACTTTAATATCAGCAATATCAGCAGTTGATAAACAACTACCCATACTACCACGATTTATTCTTGACTGGATACAATCTCGCAATAGGTTTGCAGCCCGAACAAGTTCTTGTGCATATGTTAGTCCCGAAGGTGCTTTAATCTTTGTGAGATCGAGGCCAGCAACTATCTTATCTAAAGACATAGAACACCTCCACATAAGAAAAGAGCAACCGCCAAAGACGATTGCTCTTAATAAAATTTATTTTTTTGTCAATGTCACAATTAATCCAGTTGTTACCTCAAAAAATATTTTTCCGTTATTATATTCTACAAGTTCAAAATTTATCGAATTATCTGGATCAACAACTTCAACATAGCCATCTTGTACTGTATAAGAGCAACTTGTTTCAATCGTTCCTCCCTGAAAATCTGGCTTAATTATTTTTAGATTTCCAGATTTAGTGAATATCAAAGAATATTTGTTAAACTCATAGGTTGTTTCCCCGTATATATCACCAATCTCATCCGTACTTATAATATTTTCTCCATCACTATACTCCGAAACTACCCATGTGCCAACAATGTTATCTTCATCATTTCCACTACAACCAGCAAACGAGAAACATACAAAAACCACAAATATCGCAGATAAAATTCTTTTGAACATAATAAGCACCTCCATGATGCTATTATATCATCAAAAACAAACGAAGTCAATATATGATTGTATTTTTTGTTATGTTGAACTCAACACAGTAGACACCAACTCAGAATAGTTCATATTCTTCAGTGCCTCAGTCATATCCGCAGCCGTTCCAACATGAGAAATTGTTTCCATAAGTTGCTGACCAGTAGCAACAAACATGGCAACGCCGTTTTCAATTTCCTCTCTGGCCTTAGTCAAAATCTGCCGCTCTTGACTAAACTGCATCTGCTTCCGATATTCCAACTTATCACATACCATCTGACGAAGCCCCTGAATCAACTGCTGATACGAATTATCCTTGACATTGGCAACAAGATTGATTGCCTTACAAAGTTCATACGTCTTATCAATATCCAGAACATCTTCGGTGCTACCATCATCAAGAGTAAGAGACTTTTCAAATACGGGTACATTCGTAGTCATCTGGAGTAAAGTGATCATAAACACAGCATCCAAAATTTGAGGAATAAAATCGCCATTTGAATCAAAACAAGCATTTACGACACGATCAACAAAAGCACCTTGCTCATCTACACTCATTTCATTTTTAATGAGAATTTCCATCAAAACAGCATCTCCGTTATCAGGATCAGTAAGGGTGAGTACAACATTAGTCTTATGATTCTTATAAACGTCCATCAGCGCATTAACAGACTTCTTTGTAATTTTACTCATATCAATTCTCCTTTAAAAAAATATTTGTAATTTCAATTTCTGTACGTGGATTATCTTTATCCACATAACATTCCAGAGTCAATGAAGTTAGATGAGTGCTATCATCATCAACTAAAAACCCGCTCTCTGTAAATCCATCTAAAATGAATTTAGGAGAAGCGGAATCAACATCATGCCTACGATTTGTTTTATAATATGTAATAAATTTCATTTCACATTTTTCAATGTGTAGGTTAGTATAACCTTGTTCTTTTACGAACCAAACTATGAAATCTTTCCATCTTTGTTTAAGTGCGTTCATCATAGGTCTTTTCATAATCATCCATTGATTCATAAGAGGATGATACGGATTATCTATTGGCTTTTTTGATGCTTTAGGATGTAATTTGAAATATAGCCGTTCATAATTAGCTAATGTTTCATTGTCGATTATAAGTTTCAAATCATTATACATATTCAATCGTCATTTAATTCCTCCATAATAATAAGTGGGAGGGTAATCAAAGCACCCTCCCAACCTTTTATTCTTCAGTTTCGTCCATTGCATCTTCGATTGCAACGACTTCACGCCGCTTACCACGTGTGCGCTTTGGTGTCTCTTTCACAGTCTCGTCCTCTGCCTTTGATTCATCCGTAGACACTGTTGCGTCCGGGGTTTTCTCAACAGTGAACTCCTGCCTTGCGGCCTGAACACGGCGCAAGTATTCTGCGCCGCACTCAGGACTACACGCAAGACTATGATAATTAAAAGCACTAATCACAGCACTTGGTTTATTACAAGGGACGAACATTTTGCCACATACCCTACATGGAATAGCACGTGCCGCCATGTCAAATCACCTCACAAATCAAATTACGCAGTGTCCTCCTGCTCACCGAACACAGTCATATCCCAGAACTTAGTGCCACCATTAGTACAAGCGGAAGCCAAACTGGTAGCCTCGAAACCGTGAGTAGTCTGACTATCGCCCATAGCAAGATCGAAAGAGCCAGTAAAGTCAGCATAAGGAATGTAGAACTGAACATGATAAATATTGTGACACTTATCTTCAGCCAGAGCATCTACATACATCTCAACAGTCTCGGAATAATTATCAGAGATGTTGGAAACAACATCACCCTCGACATTGCGAGTATAGTACACAACAATAGACGTACCATCGGCAATCTCACCATCAGCAAAAGTCAGTTCCTTAGTAGCAGGATCGTAAGCAAACTTACCAGTAGCAGCAGTAGCATCCTGAGTCAGACGCTTATTGATAGTGCTATCAGCGTTCTTAACAATGACTTCCTGAATCTCATTGCCAGCAGTACCCACGGCCTTAAAATTAGTAGTAGCCTTGTTGCTATTCACAGTAAGATAATCAGGAATCTTGACAGGAGTGGCGGTCTTGTGTTCGCCAGCAGAACCAACCTCAACCTCAACCAGACCCATAGACACCATACCATTTGTGCCAGACACAGTAACAGACTTATTACGCTTCAACTGACCAATGGTGCGACCACCCTTACCAGTCAGAGCGGTGTTGTCCTGACTATTGGCAATAGTAGCGTTCTGCAATTCATCCAGAGTAAACCGATGAGTACCACCGTTGATACCGAAAGCCATAATAGTCTCAAGACTTGTAATAGACAGGTCATTCACATTAACAGACATATTATCGTCCTCCTTTATTTTTGTAATAAAAAAGCACCAGACATTAATCTGGTGACAGCCAACTTAATTTTTCGAGATCAATTTTGTTCAAATCTACCGTACCAAAATAAGCACCGTTCATTGTTTGTTCCCAATGCTTTTTCTTCTGAATTTGTCGCCAACTCGCATTTAGTTTGTATATACTCAAATCCATCACAGTATCATAGTTATACTTAAATTCCTCAGTATTCACCAAAGAAATAATGATACCCTCCAGAAAAGATTTATATGGTTTCTTTGCAAGTCGTTGTTTTTTTAGTCGTTTGCGTTCAATCAGATACCTTTTCGCCTCATTATTACCAGCCTGTCCAAGAGGTGCTTCCCAAAAATGTATTTTGCGAATTGCATTACATATCTCCAGCGCAATCATTTGGTCAATCACAATATCATTCGTAGGATCATAAAATACACGTTCGCCATTTTTTGTGTTTTTGGCAGCTTTGAAATTTTTCAAATCCAAATTGCCAAATAGGATTTCTGTATTTTCCTCATTTGCCGCAATAGACTCCATCATCAAAAGAAATAACTGATAATTAGTAATTGATTCATAATCAATCCCTATATCATCTAACTCCACCATTAAATCAAATGGCGTAGCTATCAATGTTTGCACAATGCTATAATACTTCTGATCTCCAAAGTCAAAAATCTCATTCACGGTTGGTACATGAACTGCGATTTTATCATTTATCTCATAATCGCTGATACGAAGTAAATTAGGTTTCTGTACCATTACTTAGCACCAGACCTCAGATCACCATTGATTGTCGGACGATTAAACTCCGACACCGTATATTCCAGAGCAATACCATGAAAAGTTGAAGCAGGACTAATATCATCCATTCCATACAACTTCATTCGACCAACTCCCAAATCCATCGAACCATTAAACAATGTCTCTAATCTTTCTCCAATTAAATCAGGCCGCAGCCCATTACTGGTGCGGATATTATCTTGATGACAAAAAATATAGAAAACAATATTTACAGTTTTAAATGTCTTGTTTTGCACTTCTGGAATATAAATCCTAAAACAAATGTAGTTATTTGTATCTTTCGTTACATCAGGAGTATAAGCATATGGAAAAATATTTTTGTACATCAAAGACCGATCTGGAATTGCAGAATTAGGCGTATCAGTTATCAGGTCTACAATTTCCTGATCGCTGCAAAGCAATTTCATAATCTTGCTTCTGTACTCGGTCAATTCTTTGCATAAAGCCATATCATTTCACCTCAAATCCACATATCGGTCTTTGTCTCTAACTCTGCGCCTGTTCCAACAGGATCAGGAACATAATCTGCAATCATCAATTCTTTGTTGTCAACCTTCGGATTAAACTGATCTTCATACAAAGTGAACGCAATAAATCCATGCTCGTTAGCATCTGAATATGATACAGTGTCAGCCTGTTTGACAACGTATGCTGTAGGATTGACTTGATTACGGTCAACCAAAAACCTAACACCATTATCAATCAAAATAGTATGCTTATCATATGTAATGTACATAAGCATCTGCGTTGTACCAACCGTCATTTTCAATTCATCATCATAACGCTCAGTTTCGCCGCTGCCATACTGTGTAGAGTTCAAGATGCTTACAGGGTATTCAACAATCTCATGATTCAGCGGAGAGTAGAATTTTATATAGTGATTGCAGAATCGTAAAGTCCCCTCAAACTGAATACCATGTAAATTGTTAGCCTCAAGGCACATCCAATAACCATGTTCAGGCCAAGGAATTACATCACCCTTATAAATAGGCTCATGTATCATCGTTTGAATTTGTGCCTGTTCAGGAGAAGTTGAACGATATGTTTCCTGATAAATCCTTGGATGCAAAATTCGTTCACTATTCCAGACTTGTACCCCATCTGGAATATAAGAAGGATCGTCTGCGAAAGTATGTCGTACCAAGTGCAACGAGTTTTCAATTTGCTCATTTCGCATAGTATTACCACCAGCGTTCATTCTACGAAGAAAATTCTGATAACCTCCCACAGACAATCACCTCCTTACATATCTTGTTTAATCCAACGATAACGAGACAATAAGGTTTCGTTATCTTTTCGATACATTTCACGCATAGCAACCATTTTTTCTAATTGGTTTGCTGGCGAAAAAGCATTGAAGTCCTTACTTGAAAGTGTCTGTTTAAGTGCAAGAGGAACACGAATATAGTTACTGTCAAGATAAGCAATTACCATGTAATTAGCCAATATTTCAATTTCAGTATCCGTCAACGTGACTTCAAACTTCCTTTTGTTCCTTTTACTCAAATCTTGTTTGCATCCCCTAAAAGATGCAATCGCTGGACGCAAATAATCTGAAAGAACCTCATAAATATCGGTTTCTTCCAGATTCAAGAAGTCATAGTCTTTAATTTTTGATAGAACACTTTCGTAAAGAACTGTAAAAGGTGTACCTTTCATGGCTCACCTCCCATTACACATACTGCATTAACTCAACACCTAAATGCTTTTCAAGGCAACGAATGATTTTTACGTTCTCAATTTTACCATTCTTAACAGCATCCTCAACCTTATGAGTCAATCCAGTCTTAGCATCATTGCTCAACCCGGAAAGCAGTTCCTCGACCTCTTTCACATCAGACCCATACAGTTTCCGCATATCCCCACGATTCATGTTGTTTGCATAAACCTTATCAAGACCTAATTTCTTAACAACATTTTTATCAATGGGCAGCAACCACTTATCATTAAAATACCTTGGATGCTTAGTTTTCATCATCCTAAGTTGCTTGTAAGTCATCTCCTGAATATCACCGACTTCCACCCAAGCAAAACTCTCAAAAGTCGTTGTACAAGTGTAGTATACCGCAGGAACAAGCGACTTGACAGAAACCTTTGTATCATCATTCAAAGTGGTAGAAGTGGCAGGAGCAACTTTCTTTGAAGCTGCCCCATCAGGAATTTCGGTTTTCACCTTATTCTCAATATCCTGTGCCATTAAAACGCCTCCCAAATTTTATTTATTATTAGATTAAGCCAACTCCCAATCACCAACAATCCCGCCATAGATAACAGCCAGACCAGCCTTAACCTGAATCTGACCCTCAAGAGTCATATCCATGTTTTCACGACTATCGGTAATTTCCTTCAGGCGGGAATCGCCCTCAAACACAAACTTGATGGGCTTTGCATTATTTGCCAGCAAAATCAAGCGAGTGCTGGACAGAGCAAAGTCAAACGTACCCTGTTTAAATACCTGCGGAATAGGCATCAGATCGTAACCTTCCCAACTGGAAATAACGCCATTACGATTACGCTGCTCCTTGGCAGACTCAGGAATCCAATTCTCATCAATATTCTTCTGCAACTTACGCAAAGCCGCACCAGTACCAACAATAATAGGCTTCACACCATTATTGGCAGCAGACACCTTATCCAGCAATGTCAGAAGCTCATCACGCTCAGTATCGGTGGACAACGCACCACGACCAGTAAAACCATCAGGCACAAGATCGCTCATATTGGTAAATGCCACATACGCTGCACTCTGGAACGCTTGCAAGAAGGACTTACGAGCCTTATCCAGCAACTTAGCCCAAGAGTCAATGTTCTTCATGAACCGCTCAAACTCATTGTAAAAATGCACGTCCCACCAAGTAGTCTCAACACTAAACTCAGCCCCTAAATCCATGCGCTCACGGTTGGTATCCCAATGATTACCGCTAAACTTAGATACCACAAAGTAACCATTGTCCTCGGCGTAGAACTCATTCTTATCACCTAAGTCAACACGAATAGTCTCAACAAAACGATCAAAGAATTCATTCTCTTTCCAGCCCTCCGGCAAAGTCTGATCAAGAGTGGTTTCAAGAATTTCATAAATATCGTTCTTATACTTACGATAAGTACGATAATTGTACTTCTCACCATGCAGAATTTCTTTCTCAAAACGGTCACGGATTTCATCATCCATGCTCCGATTACTGGTATCCACATTCCCAGCAACATAATTACCAAGATCACCAGTATAATGATCAACACCAAGGGCGATCAACTGCTGCTTCTCAGTAGAGAAATTAGCCAGCTTACTCATATCACAAGCCATATTCACATACCTCGCTTTCTAAATTAAACATTCAATTAAACAATATCGTTGCGAATGACACGCAGCAAATACATATTATATGAACGACCATAAGTAGTGCCATTCTTAGTAGTAAAACCAAAACCACGCTGAAGTTTTACGCCTGTAATCTGAGCGTAGAAACCCTGATCAGCAATACCAGACTCATCGACAACCTTCAACGTATCCTTTCCATGCTGTGCAATAACATATTTACCAACAGCAATTTCAGACTCATCAGCAACGTCAAAAGCACCCACAGAAACAGAATACTGATCCTCAGCAAATAAGTCATAAGCCCTAAAAGGACGCCCAGCCTCATTAATATAATTAGAAAGAGCCTGATTGCTCTTGCGACTCTCATCATAATCCCACTCAGGATTTGCAACCAGAACAACTTTGCGCTTATTAATCAAAGCAGTAGTAGGAGCCTCATATTCATGAGTTTCTACACCATCAATATCAGTAGCCAAATCGCCCACATAACAAATGTGACCATTCTCCACATCCACATCGGCAATCAGACTGTGCAAATGACCGCCACCACGAACAGCAGCAATCTTGGAAGTTTCCACAACAGTATAATTCTTATCCATAGTCATATTACCTCACTTTCAATTATTGTTTCTTTGTAGGCAGCACACCATAGCGAG